CCCCTGTTTTTCGGCCCATGAAACCACCGTATGACTGACATATTCAGGGCCATTGTCCATTCGGATATCGTCCTTGTTCTGGGGCAGATTGTCTTCCAGACGACGCACGAGGTCCGGATTGGCGAGGAAAGGCCGACCAAACGCAATGGCGTCCGCAACACCGGTAGCGACTGTCTCGATCGCTTCTTCCCGTGTGTAGTCCTGATTCAGAACCAGCGGCTTCCTGAAGACTTCGCGGATCGGACCATGCAGCTTGGGCTGGTCGGTCTTGCCGAACGTGCCGTTCGGTCCGGGCTCGCGCAGTTCAAGGAAAGCGATATCGAGGTCATTCAGCAGCTTTGCGGCCGGCACAAAAACCTGCCCTGGATGACTGTCGATGCAGCCCTGCGTATTGCCATTGGGGGACAGCCTTACTGACGTTTTGTGCGCGCCAATCGTTGCGATCACGCGTTCGGTGACTTCACGCAGGAAGCGGATGCGGTTTTCCATATCCCCACGGGCGCAGTAGATCTGTTCGTAAAGGTGACGCGCCTCGGACGTTGCCTGCGGCAGAGTGGTGACGATAAAACGATGATAGCGGTTGCCGTGGCGCCATTCGGCCTTGGCCACCACCAACCTGCGGCGCGCCCAGCTGTCCTTTGTGATCCAGTCAAAGGAGGCAAAGCCGCGTGCCGCTTTGCCTGTCGCGGTGGCTGCGTCACAAACCTCGGCGGACAGGGAGGCAATCCGGTCATACAGGCGGGTGTTCCCTGCAAGCCCGAACAGGAAGTCAACGTGGTTGAGAGCCTGATCCGGCATTACGGTTGTGCCCCACCTGGCGCCGCCACTCTCCGCATCAACATGCCGCAACGGCTCGGCGCCATCATTCCGGAGGTTCTTCTGGACTCAGTCCATATTCCGGATCCCAGGATCTACAATCATGTGGTGGTAGGGCATGTCGCGATCGAAAGACTGGCCCGAAACCTCTCCCGCGCTTCCCAGACGACGACCGAAGAGACGCTCAAAATCATTGTTCATCATGGCCTCGAGCCCGTGCCCGACCGACGGGCTGTCAAGAATGCGCAGCAGGGACGCGACGCTGTATCGCGATCACAGAATGAAATCGAACGGCAAGCCGCCACAGGAAAAGCTAGAGGATGGGATATAGATTTTTAATATTTGTATTTTTTATTATTCTATCTTGATGGTTACTTATGACGATTTGAGCGGTGGTTCGAGGGTTCTTATCTTTTCTCCTCATGAGGTCTCATACCCGTAATTCCCCAGAGGATTTTTACCTTCTGACGTGTATCGGTCGTGGGGGTGTGAGCCTCGTTCCTCCAATATCGAACGAGAAAATCTTCATGTCTCAACACATCGTCTTATCGTCCCGCATGGAAGCGGACATCATGCAGATCGCCGCATTACACGGCCTTCTGGATTTCGCGCTCAGCGAATGTTTGGCTGGCAATGACGTCGACGGCACGGTCCTCGAAGGGGCCGTCGTGCTGACGCGTCACATCCGCCGAAGGTTCAGGCACCTGACCAACGCACTCCTGAGCCGTGAGGCCGTGATGCCGTAAAACGCGACTGAGCGCTGCACGCCAGACCAGTGGCAGGCTTGCCGTCACCTTATCACCTTCCCTTACATTCCGCGCGTTTTTGCATCGGGCTCATAGACCTGAGGGAGACGTGCGCCCTTTTGGATTATCCTCATGATCAACGACCATCTGAACAATACCCTCCCAAACTGGGTCTCCCGCACTCTTTTCCGCGACGAGGATCTGGATCGCTATGCCGCTCTGTCAAAGGAACTTCTCGTCACGCCGACGCAACAGATGCTCAAGTTCTGCGACGGCGGTCGCGCTCTGGTCGACCGCTACAACCGCGACAAGCCTCTGTGGAAGGCTTTCCGTCAGGCCGTGACCCAACGCCATCCGACGTTGCCGGCCTGGCAGGGCGACGTCCGGATCAAAGGCTATCGCATTGAATCCATCGTCGAGCTCGCCGTCTATCGCCGGATCGAGCGCATCTGTCCGCAAGCGGTGCGCGTGATGGTTCAGCCGCCTGTCAGAGAGAGTGTTGTCCAGGCGCGAGCCGACTTCGGGCTCTACGTCCGAGGGAAACCCACGTTGTATGTCGAAGTGGTCGGCACCGTCACCCGTGACGGACGCTCGATCTCAGAAGACGCCGAAGGCCTCCGCAACGCTATCGAGGAACGCCTGCTCCGCTATGTCGGGATGGCTCCGGTCGAAGTGCTGCACATCGATGAAGTATGCGATCCTGCCAGCCTGACGGCGCGTCTGGGGCAGGCTTTTGTCAGGGCTCAAGCCTTGTGAGCGCCTGACCTCAGTGAAGGCGAACGGGGGCGTGCACCAGGACAAGCGCCCGTCGGCTCCGGGTCAATGATGGAGCATGATGAATCGTATCAGCAAGGCCGCAGCGATCAGATAGAAAATGAGTGTCTCCAGGGCCACTGGAAGAGGCTGGGAACAGGCCCGACCGCGACGCGTTGAACCGCAAGGTCCACCTGATTCCATATCAGGGACATCCGCCCGGACCACCAGCTTGAGGACGTCCGCCAGAAGGAAGAGCGTTTTCCGGCCGAACTTGTATTTCGGGAGGAGCCCCTTGGCGACGTATCGGTCAACCGTCGCAACGTCGCATCGCAGATAGATCTCCGCTGCCTCGAGCCGGGTGATAAAGCGCCCCAATAGGCCAGACGTCTGTATGTCGTGCACCGCATGCACTCCTCAAGCCATGACGGTCGACCATCGACCGTCTTGTCGAACCACCTTGCCGAGGAGCTGGGGGGATCGGAGCTGGGGCTGTCTTGGGGAGGACGTTTGCCCTCGGTCACGAGGGGCTATGCTATGTTCTGTCGGGATGGAGAAGTATTAAACGAAAAGGCTCCTCAGCGTATTCTTGTTTTGTTCTATCAGAACACGCGGCGTTCTGCCAACACAAATCGTTCCAACGCGGTTTGAAGCCGCCCGACGCCACAGGAAACCGCAAACCATAAGGTGGGATGGATGATGGGAGCGTAAAATAAATCACTCGCAACACACTGATTTGTTTGATGTTTTTTGATTATGTTGGCGGAGGGGATGGGATTCGAACCCACGATACAGTTTAACCCGTATAACGATTTAGCAAACCGTGGTGACTACCCCCGTAATCCGCTAAGCCATTGTTTTACATATACTTGCTAGCGCAGGAAATGCAGTAAAAGCGCACGAATCCAGACGCATCCCCCACATAATCCCCCACAATGCGAATCGGGCCACTTTCTGCTTGTACCCCACCCCAAACCGTACTAGGCTTTGAGGGCTGCGGCGGCGTGGATGGACACGCAATACGGGACAGTTCGGTGCTGCGCACCAAATCAGGCCACGGCCCCCATTGAACGGCGGGGAGTTCGTATCAGGAGCCGGTATCAAGCCCGGCCCGCAGCAAAGACGAGCGAAAGAGCGCGATACTGGTTGACTGACAAGGATACTGGTTGAGAGGCGAGCGTGTCGTTACGAGGGGGTGGGAGTTCCCCCTGCCGAGTTTCTGAGGTTCCAGCCGTCAAGCAATCCTTGATAGCTGGCGGGTGCCAGACCCGAACCGCTCTGGTCGCTATAAATGCCCATCGGTCTCTCTGGTAGTCGTCGGATGCATACGGCGCAGATGCGGCAGGCAGCGACCGATGACCCGCAGCAGACGGTGGAAGCCCGTCACTTTCCGCATTCGTAACCTGTTGCGCGAATTTTAATTATGAACTACCTGCGCAGTCATGGCAGAGAAAACCACAGCATGGGATAAGGCGCGCCAATGCGGCGGGTGGATTATGTTTGCTTGCAACTTGCTTATGTTCGTTGTGTTTGTTTTTGCTTATTCAGTGCATGCAGTAACATTCGGGGGAGACCCGACGAAATGGGACGGCCCCACCGTCGCCTCTTTAGTTCTAACCGCAGCGGCACTTGTGATGGCCGGGCTCACTCTGATGGTGGGCATTGTTGCTATATGGGGATACTCTACCCTTAAAGCTGAGGCGGAAAAGATCGCTGAAAGAGTAGCGCTCGAAGCAATCGAAGCGCGTCAGAAGCAGGATATTCTTAATAAGATATCACTTCCAAATACTGACGGTGAGGATATAAGCTCAGGATACAACCGCGAAGAAAGGGGAGGTTAGATATGGTTTCGACAGTAGACGCTAGTCCTATCGTAACGCCCCTTGATATTGCGGGCCGGTATGTGGACAAAGCACCGGTAGACCTGCTTGCAATGGCCCGTGCGCTAGGAATTTCCGTAGATATGGATGCGGAAATGGAAGATCCAGATGTATCAGGTATCATCAGGCGTAATTCGAATGGTCGGTATGCCGTTCAGATTAACGGTCGCGATAATGCCAAGCGGAAAAAATTTACGTTAGCTCACGAGATAGCTCACTACCTTCTGCACAGAGATCTGATCGACCAGGCAGCCGTTGTGGATGACGGTATGTATAGAAGTGGCTTGCCCAGCTATGTTGAAACACAAGCGAACAGACTGGCCGCAGAACTGCTGATGCCTGCCCCACTGGTTAAAAAGCTGTGGAAAATGGGGGTTTGTTCAGTGTTTCAGCTTTCGGATATTTTCCAAGCATCTGAAGCCGCCGTTCGCATTAGATTGAAGCAACTCGGTTACAACGCGTAAGATGGATGAGGCGCGATAGCCAGCAACACTCAGTTATTGCGTCACTCGCACCCTTTTCTCACACGCCAGCACCAATGACCGACAAGCCGCATACGGCCCGGCCAGCGTAGCACTCGGCCCGGTGTATTCCACCTGAGCCACACGCCCAGCCTGTATCCGCGCAACCATATGGCACGTCCCGTGGCCGCCAATATCCAGCTCCAGAGACAATGGAGTCTTGATCGTCAGTGGCCCCTGCACCTGCTGGTCCTGCCGCCACTCCAGCACCTCGCCGTCTGGCAGCGGCTCCCGGTTGTCCGGAACGCCCGCGCAGGCGATCAAATCCGGGCGAGACATACCGATCAGGTCATGTTTGGCACGGGTTGGCAGGCTGGAGCAGGCGGAGAGCAGGATGGTGGCCAGCAGCCCGGACCATTTTCCTGGCGTCGGGAATATGATCTTACCCAAACGGATCATCGCGCCGCCTCCCCCACGCCATCAGGGCCGCGAGCCCAGACCCCAGCACCAATGTGCTGAGGCTCCCGAGGATCAGACCGCACTCAAATCCGCTCATTTAACCGCCAGAGTAGAGAGCGCCGTGGCCTCCTGCGTGGTCGTAACGCTGGTCAGGCTGATGCCGAGTAGCCCTTCAAACGCATCAATCACGGTCAGCAGCGCGTTAAAGGTGGTGATGGCCGTGCTGATCACGCTGTTCGTCACAGTCTGCTGAGCCGCAACCAGTCCGGCCCGGAGTGCGACGGCCGCACTGTTCAGATCCACCAGCAGCGTATCAATCCGGGATTTTGCATCCGTGTTGTCGTAGCTGACTGTCAGGCTGCCGTTGGTCTCGCTGGCGAACGCAGAGAGCGAGACAGACAGCGTGCCCCCGGCGGCCTCAATTGCGGCCACAGCCGGAGCGCCCATAGCCGTGGCAACCGCCGTGATACTGAGAATCGTCGTGACCGCGTTGATGCCAGCTTGCCCATACGCCTTGACCTTGGCTGTGTTGAGCGTGAGCGTCGTCGTCTTGCCACTGGTCGTGACCGTGCAGGCGGTGAGCGCACCGGCGGCGGCAACGAGGCCGGTGGTGCGGAGGAAATTACGGCGGGACTGGCTCATGTCTTATACTCCGGCCTGAGAGGTTTCGGTCTCAGTGGTCGCTATGGGCAGCGCGCTCGGCGCGGGGGACTTGGCCGCCACCACAGCTTTGTTGATTCCGGTCAGCGCATCGGTCGCTCCGGCCAGTACGCCGTCCAGGTCAAAGGAGACTCGCTCCGCCACGGCGGGCAGCAGGCCGTCCAGAACGGACATAATGCCCCGGGTGATCTTGGTCGCATTATCGGTCAGGGGCTTGCCGGTGATGGTTGTCACCAGCCCCTCCCCAGCGGTGACCAGAGGCGTGATAGCGGCGGAATTGGTCGCGATGACATCAGTCGTCATGATGGGTTCCAGTCAATTTTTGGGTGTGGATGTGTTGGCGGGGGCAATGGCACCCTGAGAGGCATTGACCCGCGCTCCGAGGTGGTTGGCGGCCCAGCCGAAGTTGATCCCAATAAGCGAGACCAGTTTGTAAGGGAGCGTCCATTTGCTCCCGACCGGGGGCGCGGGCACCGCCGCGGCAATGCCACCGCAGACAATGATCACGCTGGCGACCACCGTGCTCCACGGCTCAGGGATGGCAGAAAACAAAAGGGGCACCACCGCAGTGATGCCCCCTATCTTGGCCGCGTTGACCGCGACGGTCTTTTTGGGATCAGTCATTTTCCGTCTCCGCGCAGGCCAAGCCTGTAAAATGTGTGGTGGCCGATCACGCACCGGTAAGCACGGCCCTTGGCCCATGACGGCACCGGCCCGCGATGGTCGTAATAGTGGTCCGATCCGGCGGTGAGGTCAGGCAGGTGGTCCGCGACAAGACAGCCGGCCAGAACCAGCGCCTCCCGAAACTGCGGATCCGCATCAGTGACGGTCAGCAGTTTGGAGCGGTTGGGGTCGGCGGCGCCCCAGCACGAGAACTGCGCGTAGGCCTGACACACCCCGGCCACGTCATGCCCCCACCAGCCCGGATGTGTTGCCCTGTTACCGATGACATTCAGGACCGCCTGCATGCCCCGTGCTCCCTCGCCCCGCGCCTCGCCCCATGCCGTACGGGCTGCCGCCTGCACGGGGTCAGTGATTGGGAGTTGCATTGATCTGCGCCTCTACGTGCGGTGTCCGGAAATGTCCCCAGAAGGCCGCGTCAAATGTTTGGGAGGAAAACAGGGTAGCCCCGAGCATGCCCAGCACACCGGTCATAATGCCAATCCAGATCGACAGCCTCTTGAGCGTTTGCGTCCGCTCTTGAGACTGTCGATTGCGTTCCTCCTGCGCCCCGGTCAGCTTGGCAATCTGCTGCGCGAGACTAGTAAGGGCGGACCGATCCTGCACTCTGTCCTGAGCGCGGTTTCGTTCCCGCTCCTGCCCCTGCGCCTCGACCGAAATCAGGCGCTCCATCATGGCCTCCTGACCGGATTTAAATGACCGTACCTCGCCCTCAACACCGTCAAGGCGGCCATGCAGTTTTATGATTTCCTGCGTGTGGCCGTCTACGATTGGGCGCAGATCACCATCAGTCGCGACGTTTCCGCCGCTCTGTGTTTCTGTCATCAGTTTTTCCGGTTTGTATTAGACCGCTGTGCCGAAAGACAATGCGTATTGGCGTAGCCAGTTTGTAACTGCCGTAATGTCACTTTCGGACAAAACGCTGTCCCAGATCAGGCAAGACGACATTTTATGTGTAGCCGTCAGAGGATTGGTCGGGTCGGTCCCTAGTTTGAACACATTGCCGTTGACCGTCTGCGCAGTAATAGCCGTTGTATTGTTGGAACTATCAATGGAGAGCGTCTTGTTGAAATAACGGTTTTTGAGGACCGTCCCAGACATATCAACCTGCCAGCCATGGATCTGCCACGATCCCAGAGTCAGGCCGGGATTGATCGTGTTGCTTTGCCCAGATGCCGCCCATGCAAAACAGTTCATGACCGGCCCCCCACGTGAGCCGGCGGCAAAAAATGTGCTTGCTCCAGATACGTGGTTGCTGAGTAATGAGCACAATCCAACATCTGTTGTCGGCACCCAGAGCAGACTGATAACGGTAAACGCAGGCGTCTGGGCTACCCCGGTGTTAATGCCTGCGGTATTATTGAGAGATGCAAACGGCAGAGACTGTCCTGAGACACCCGCCGTCAGTACAGGCGTACCCACATCTGACGTGGGCGCACTGCCGCCAGCTGCCAGGTTTTTGATAGCACCCCCCGTCACGAAAATAGCTGCGTTGGGCTGCTGCGTAGAGGGAGCCTCCCAGCCGATAGAATTTCCGGAATAGTCTGCATTATTAACAGTAATGGCCAAAGTCATGGTTAGCCCTCCACACTTTTAAGTGCATAATTAATCATGGGGTTTTGCAGGGAGTACGGCTTGTTCAGGAGATCCGAAATATTCTCTGAATATGGAGCGCCGTTTCCTTCCCACCACTGGTACACATCGCGGGATACTGCGGGATCGCTATCAAAAACATTCCCGCTACCCTGATGACTGGAATCCCCATATGTGACCCACACGGGGGCAGATGGCGCACTCCCAAGCGTAATTTCGATCTGGGTTTCCCCAACGATTTCCGCTGAGGCAATCGGCAGAGTAGCGCCTGTAGCGCCGTCATAAACGCCAAATCCGAGGTCATCAAAAGTGACTGTAGACTGCCCTCGCCAGCACGGTAAAACCTGCATGGGTGAATAAGGAACATGGCAGTCGAGCAGAATGGTTTTCCCTCGGAGCGTGGCTTTTTCCATGATCAGAGGCCGCCATGCCATACCCTGATTTATAATCCTGTGCCGCACCTTGGCGCGCATTGCAGCAACGTAACGCTCGCCATTGCTTGAGTAGTGAAAACCATAGTCAATGGCCGGGTAGCCTACTGTCGCGATATATGCGCCCGGAGTTTTTTTGACATAATCAACCTGTGCTCGAGCGATATCATTGTAACCGATGGACGGCATATTCATGCCGCTAATGGGGACAATCTCAATAAACGGATCAACATCCTGACCAAATATGGGCATCAAATCGTCTTTGATGTCAGAAAAATACGCAGACAGCAGCGCGCCATACGTGTCGTAATTAGTCGTCGTTTCCGAGCCGCCCTGACAAAACTCGATCAGGAAAATTCCTGAGCTGACGCCTAATTTATCTGCTTGCTGTTTGGCAATAGTCGCGCTCTGAAGGTTCCGGAGATAGACGTTGTTATCCTCCCCTTTGCTCAGGTTATACAGTGGCATCCCTGACACGCAGGTTGACAAAAGAGCCAGCCGGCGCGTGCTGTCAGATACCATCTGGCGCTGATCCAGCTGCAAACCTCGGAAAAAGTTAAGCGCTGCGATAGACTGCTGCTCGCCAAAATCCCGAGTGATCCGCAGGGGGGCAATTGAAACCCCTGTTGCACCCGTTACTGCGACAGGAGTCCACCCCCACCAAACACCGTCGCAGGTCCCTGTTATGGTCTGCGCAGCAACGCTAGTGAGCGTGACATAATTGCTATACCAAAGGCCGCCCGTTTCGTTATTTTTTGCTGCGGCCCCGGTAAAGCCCGCGCACTGGATAACCTGCCCTACGGAAAAACCTGTTGTAAAATCGATAGATGTATCATTAGTGCTCAGCGTTATCTTAGGATTTCCTGACGTGACCGCAGGAACAGTTACATCCACCGTTGATGGTTTATAAACCAGCGCAGACGGGAACTTTAACGTGCTGAAATCAGTCTGGCTCACATTGACCGCAACCAGAGGCATGGGTGACGGGTCGCCGCCTCGAGGTGTCCATGCGTCCTTACTGTCCCCGAACACCTGCCCGCGGGGATCTTGTCCAAAAGTGATGTTGTCATGTGGCTGTGTGATTGAGAGCGCCGGCAGGGATACGTAGCCCATCATTTCTGACTGGCCAGTCGCCAAGGAAACAGAGATCCCCCATACAGGGCGCGCCCGCAGGAGGTCACCGGGTCCGGCCATTACTGCGGCAGATCGAGCCAGCTGCATCCGGTCGCGCTCTGCAATCTCCTCAGCGCTAAAATCAACGGCGCTTGTGCCATATGTCCCGGACGTATCCAGGACAATAAAGCCGTTTTTGTCTTTTATGAGTACGCCAGCTCCCCCGGAATTTGTCGTTACCGAGATCGGGCCGAGGTCGGCGCGCGCTGCCCCCTGAGGGAATGCCGGCGACCCATCCTCACGTACGCCCCACGCGACGTTGCCCATGTTATCGCGTTGCCGGAACAGGAAGTTTCCTTTTGCATTGCAATCCAGCAGCGTAGAGCCAAGCAGGAGTTGCTTCCCCGCCGTGCTAATATTGCCCGCACCATCAATGGCGGTAAGCACGTAGCCAACCACATCGCGCAGCGTCAGAGCGTGCCCCGTCTGGCTGTTGAGCGTCACGCCATCGGCAATAACACCCTGCAGGCCCTGAAACACCTGAGCTATGGTTGGGTAGCCTGCGTTGGCCAGACGTTGCCATGCGCCGTTATGGTACCATGCGCCGTCAAGGAGGGACCAGTCTGCAACACCGTCCAGCGTGGCAGCCCCGGCTACGGTGACAATATACAGATCCCCCTCTGCACCCACCCCGCTGGCCAGCGCCGGGCTATTTTTGGCGGCGTCCCAGCCGCCCCGGTTGGTAAACTGCGCCGGGTTATTGGCAACAAGGCTGGCTAACGCTGTGTTTTGGGCGAGAGTAGCTGCCGCGCCAGAAATAGTCGCCACAGCACTATCCGCAGCATTGGCGGCGGCATCAGCAGACTGAGAGGACGATTCTGAGGTTTGGTATGCTCTGTCTGCGGCATCCAATGCTTGTGATGTGGCCTCATTAACTGCCTTGGTATAGTCAACAATGGACATATCTCCGACATTGGCGCCCGAAACATCAAGGCCAGACAGTGATTCCTTAACGATAAGTGCGGCAACCAGCGGGGCTAACTGCCGGAGAGGAATAGGCGTGTATTGATCCGCGTCAGCCATAAGCCCTCGCATAAAAAAAAGCCGCTCGAGGCGGCTAAAAATTGGGAATGATTACAGCGTTATGTCTGCTTATAAACGCTGCCTATGGGGTAAGCTCCGCTTAGATCTGCAACCAAAGCTAACCCCTCTCCGGGATTGTAACTTGTGGTCCCATTCCAAATTATACGGTTAACGACAACACCAGGCACATCTTCTCCAGATGCTGCCGTGCGATATACTGCATATGTCATTACCTCAGCTGTCATCGTAGCCTCAGGAATATTCATAAACGATTACGAGGCCAGAGGATCCCTTGCCGCCATTCAAAGCTGCACCACCCGCTGGGGAAAAAGTTCCGCCACCGCCAGCGCCATACCCCCCTCCATCTGACCCTTGGATACCTTGTGCAGAATTACCGCCCCCCGCGCCAAACTTAGAACTTGCACCACTTGCACCCCATCCGACGCCAGTTGAAATTGCCACCCCCTCACCACCCACAGAATCACCGAGTATTTCTAAAACAGAAACCTCGTCAGAAAATATTGGACTTTTCCACGAGTGTGCTCCGGTTACCCATGGGGCTGAAATTTGATTTGCCCCAGTGGGTGCCCCGCCTCCAGGACAGTTTACATACGCCCCAAACGCTGTCGTATTCCCCTCAAGGCCTGAACCATTAGTGCCATTTTCTGTTTGTGCGGCGATTGTCACAAGGCATTCGTTCGGGTTGGAAATCATTCCTTTCAAATACGTCCCCGCATTTCCTCCAGAACCAACGGAACAGGTTCCTGTTGCGGCTTGGCCAGTGCATCCATATCCTGATGCCCCGCCCCCCTGAACCTCTACTATGATCGTCTTTGTGCCCGCGGTGGGCGTGTAAGTCCCTGATGAAACAAAGCGCTGCACATTCAGTAAGCGCCCGCGCGCAAGCTCTGGAATCGTCGGATAAAATAGGTCGTAATATGTAACAACAGATGAGCTTGTATTGGTGGCTCCAGAGGGAACCGAAGCAGTGAAGAGTGGAATAGTGAACCCGATATCTACTGATGGTTCCTCAATAGATACAATCAGATCAACAACCCCGCTCCTAACAGTAGGAAGAGGATTGCCTAAGTTATTTGGTCCAGCTTGTGTCTGACTTGGATTGTTGGCGTTATAAAATGGTAAAACTGTGTTGCCAGCATCCTGCTCATAACAGTGAGCATAAACCGTATAAACCACTCCTGTCGCTGGGATTGTAATTATCGTATTGTTTGTGGAGTAATATTGGTTTTCTGTTGTTCCCGTGTCCGCGGGCAGGCCACCACCATTGCCGCCTATAGCCGCCGCATCTACTGGCGCAACAGATAACACAAATCCTGGCGCAATGGTTAAAGTCATATCTGATGTTGAGCGCGTAATGCCGAACCCCCACGCGGCGGACTCTGCGCCGTAGAGCTGCATGGCTAAATTTCCCATGCCAATTTTGGCATATCGCCCAACTCGAAGAATATCAGTATCAAGCGGGATCTGACCACCATACGTGATAAGTCTATCCATCAGTTTTCAACCTTCACCCATGCCGTCACACCTTCGGCCCGCACGTTATTGATCGCGGCATAAATCGCCGCAGTAGATGGCGCCCTGCCTCTCTTGGTGCTTACGAAAAACTGGCCCCCATTCAGGGTGCCGTAGCAAAACCCCGGTACCCCGTATCCGTAGCCACCGCCCACAGCAGGAGACGTTGAGGTGGCCAGCCCTTTGCAGTCTGCGGCCCGGGTTGGCTCCACAATGGTCGGCACCTCTCCCGTTATAGTCTGGAGCGCCTGCGCGATTGCCTCTCTCGTATTCTTGGCTGCAACTAGAGATTGCTGAATGCGCGTTCTGTAGGCATCGTCCGTCTCGCTCGATGCCCGTGGCAGGCTATCGCCAAAGTAATCGTAAGCGATTATGCTAAGTATATCGCCGGTTGCAGTCGACAAACGCATCTGGGTGTTGACTTGAGTAAAAAGGTCAAACGCCCAACCGAGGACATTCCCAGCTCCCTGCAAAACGCCATTCAAAACCGGCGCTTTTTCTTCCTGCGTCTGAGTGGGAGGTGCGGGGAACCAACCAAACGGCAAAAGCTGCCTTATCCGCCGAGCGAAATCCGCCTGATCTCCTGCGGCCATCAGCTTGCAGCCTCCAGCACATTTACTGTGACGGTCCCGGCACGGATAACCTGCTTACTTTCGGCAGTAAGGTCTGCCTGCGCCCCGTTCAGCAGGACGCTGGTGATAGAAACAATATCGACCCCAGCATTATTGTAGGCCACCACCGGCAGGCGACTGTAGGCATACCCAGCCCCCACCTTCTGCTGGTCAATATCGGCGGTAATGGCATTTTGTATGTTTGTCTGGACCAGAGCCGTTTCTGTCCCGGCTGGAACCGTAACTGTCATGCTGACTGTGGCCAGAACCTCAATGGGACCAATCACTGCAAAACCAACACCACCAGCCCGGACCGCATCGATTGCGGCATATATGGACGCCACCAGCGAATTTGATGGCGCGCCGGTGCCGTCATCGACAACCACGGTGAAATATCCAGGCCGGAAGGAGCCGTCCGTAGCTTGGCAATTCAGGATCTGCCACGTTAGATTGGTTTGGACGCCGACAATAGCGTTCTCAATGGCAGCACTGCTCGCAGTCGCTTTTGCTGCCAGCCATTCCGGGAAGCGCGCACGGAGCTGCGCGTCAGTCTCTCCGTCAGATCCGTTCACAAACGCCGCCTCATTGGTGACGGTATCAATCCCCGCGATGCTGGTGCCAAGTAGGCAAATCGCCCCTGCATTCACATTCCCAGAGCTGCCGGTTGCCTGGCACTCCACCGGAACGGAAATTGAGCCGATCCCTGCAGGCCTGATGTAGGACTGCGTTTCTGCTGACCACGCCGAATTGGCACTATCTTCGAGCACCGCGAAATTCACGCCCGCAACAGTCCGCACAATAGCACCTACTTGAACCGAAGCTGATTGCTGATCCGGCTGGAAAGAGGTCAGCGTGACAGATCCTGTTGACGCCGTGCCCGGCATACGCACCATGCCAAAATCAGCAACCCAGCTATCAGCGTCCGCACCATCTGAAGTGGCAAGGCGCGACCGGCAAAGGATCAGTAGAGCTATATATTGCAGCCAGATGCCTACCCCCGCCATCGCCTCCATGATGGCCCGCAGCGGCGTTCCAACTGCCATATCTATCAGCGACGAGCATGCGCCTTGTGTCGCGGCCACCGCTTGGGCGACCAGCGCACTATACGTTCTCAGAGGTAGAGACATGTGTTTCCCGTCAGGCCAGCGCCAAGGCCCGCACGCTGTTGGTTTGAGCGTCTGTGTAAGCAATCAGGCAGGAGTATCCGCCGTTACCGTTGTCATTCAGCGTCACGGTAACGGGCTGCGTCTGATCGATGCCGGTTTCAAGCGCGCACTGAGATCGCACGATCGCATAGAGTTCTTCTTGGGTTGTGACCGCCCCGACCCTTTTAGGGAGGCCCGCGCCATAGTCAGGCTGCCAGATATAGCCGTTCTGGGGTGTCATAAGACGCCGAAGTAATCTCTGGCGTACGCCATCGTGATTGCTGGCAATCTTCAGGCCCCCAGAAGCATCAAGCTCAAGATCGCCGCCCCATTCATGAGACAGACAACTCATCCAACCGGCCCCCCGGTATTGTTCCCGTTATTCCCGTTGGTATGCTCATGCCCGTTCAGGCTATGTGCGTTTGTTTGAACATCCCCTGCAGCCTGAACATTTTTGTCTGTAGAAATATCGCCTCCAGAAACTGAAAAGCCGGCTTTCGACAACATTGCTGTAACGCCGCCCGCTTTCCAGATATGCTGGCCGTCCGAGATGGTGGCGGTCGCGCCCTTCCCTACCCCGGAGTAAAGCGTATCCCGCGTGACATGCATCCACGACGCGATATCCGCCACTTGCCCCATGTCTCGGCTCGTCGCATCCGTGGGCGGCGCGCCGCAGCCTGCCATCAGCAAGTATTCCCCAGGTTGGGCCGGCTTCCCCGTGGCGGGTGATATCGGCGGCGGCATCACCACACAAAACACAGGGCAGGCCACTACGGAATGTTCTGGATCGCCATCCACAGGCATCAGGTGGACCTGCGTCCCAACATTGGGAGGGCAGGCAATACGCAAATCACCCACTTGCATGGCGGCAAATGGCAACCAGCCTGTTTCGTTTCCACCCGGCTGGAGTGTAACTTTCACATCGTGCGTTGTGGGGTCAACGGCGGAGATCAGGCCATGATGCACCGCTCCGATCATTCCGATCGCGGATGACGCTATAGACCGTACGTCAGTCATATTCCTGCGCCTCGTCTTGCGTTACATCTCTATTCCTGAGCGTGGCTGATTGACGAAACCCCGCGCCGCTATAGGTGGTCACTACAGAGTCAACTGCGTGGGTTCCGTCCCATGTCGAATTAGTCCCGGTCAACCGCATGAAATGTCGTGGCGCCAGATTAATCATGGCCGGCGCCTCGTATGAAATGATCCGCTCATGCGCAACAATCTCATGGTACAGCTGTTCTGCTTTTGCCTGCACTTCGTCCATGCGGAGACCGGGGAATTGGAAGCTGTGCAAATTCCCGGCTTCTGAGGCCTTACGGGCAGACCCGCCATCGGGACCAAAATACCACTCTACCTTCGTGCGCTGACGGCTATCCCACGACAGGACATGCACCATAACGCCTTTTGCAATCTGGTAATCACGCCGCAAACTGAGGTCTGACACGCTCGACCGGATCGGAGTATTGACCCCAACATCAACATACTGCAGCGCATGGACTACCGCTCCATCTGAAGACGGAGAAAGCATCGGCTTACAGGTCAGTGTCTTACCGTCTACATACAGATCGGCCTGAGAGCTATTGGCAATATAGCGGGCCAGGTCAAAGGCTGTACGGAATCTGTTATTGCTGACGCCGGAGTGTCTCTTGTGTTCCGTCTGACGAAACTGCCCCTGCATGCCGCCTGTAATAGAAACATCAGCTGACAAGCCAGCCTTAACCGCCATAGCCTCAACGATCTCTGGCCCGGTCATGTTCATCCATGAGCCAAGAACGCGCATATCAATTAACTTGGAGAGGTAATCCCTGCACTCAACATTCAACGCGGCTTGTGCTGGCTGATATGTGACAGCATCAACGATCCCCTGAAACATCGTTGTCCACTGCGCACCCGACAATGCCGCATCTTGCATTTGCAGTGTAACATCTATCTCCGGGCCGACCGCTGCGCCAGAAGGATTTGGCTGGTCAAACCACCCAGCTCCACTGCCTTCTCTCGCCTGCAGCAGAGATGCTCTATCGACAACGCATGAAAAAGAAAGCGTATCTGCTCGAGAGTATCGAGTGCGCGTCAATGAAAATTGCTGGAGTGGCGTTTCCGCTCTTACTGCCCCATTTATCAGCAGGCGGCAGCGCGGTGCGCGACACCAGTTAGGCGAGCCTGAGCCAACCACTGTTGTGATATTCGTAGCGGCGGTCATGCTGTATAATCAGGAATGCCAGCAGTTTGTGTTTGATCCAAAGACGGCAAGACAAGTGTTATTGGCTGAGAAAATCCTGAAAGATCAGGATCACTTAATCCATTGAGCTGAGCGATCCGCCACCACTGGGTGGCATCCCCCAGCTCACGGCAGGCAATATGGTAAAGCGTTCCATCGGCTGCGCTGACTTTCACCGTAGCTGCCATCAGGTTGCTGATGTCACAAGTTGCCAACTTCCAGTTTTGTCGGCAGCAGTTAAAGTGTTCGCATAGCTTCGATTTACGAGCGCGCCGGCATCAATTGCTCCGCTCTGAGCACCCGCATTAGCCGCCACCGCAGCAAGACTTGCTCCATTGCTGACGGATATACCGCCAATGTTTGATGCTGTTTGGCTAATAGTTGTCATCAAGCTGCTTCCAGCGCTTTGCAGACCCGTCGCGATCGATGCGAAATTCTCTGGCGTAGACGCAAGATTTACTCCTGCCCCTGAAAGCCCCTGAACCATCGTGAGTTTGTCGCTAACTGACGCTAGCGCTCCCCCTGCCCCCACAATATTGGCGAGCGGGGCGATTTGACCAATCACAGATTGACCCTGTGCAGCAATATTAGAGAGCGCCTGCGCGCCTGTCGCCAAGGTGCTCGTTACAGTCCCTACGGCGCTAGCTGCATCGTTACCGATTAACGCTGACAACGCAGACGTTCCCGCCGCATTATTCTGTATCGCCGCTGGTTGCCGCTCTAACTGTATCCGATAAGCGATAATTGCTCCCTTGCGGGAGTAATCAAACGCATACTCAGCAATGACGACCTTTTCGCTCACGCCGGGAGCAGAAAATAATACAGGGATGCCTGCATCGCGCATTTGCGCCACAGCCTGCGCGCGAGATAGCGCGTTAGGGCCAGTAAATTTTGCAGACCACGAGAAACGGTCGGGATCATTCCCGAGGCGATCAATGACTTTCGCGCCACCGGGCAGCCATTGTGCCACAATGCGCTGCTGGCCGCCGTTGGTCAGGACATCAGGAACTTCCATCCCGTAAAATGTGACAGAACCCAAGGCGACAGGCGCAGTCGTGCTATAGCGCCCTATTGACCCGATAGCGGTTTCAATACTGAGCAGACTGGCCATAGCACCAACAAAAAAGCCACCCCGAAGGATGGCCGACGCATGTAGTGAATTTTGGCAACGTTAGAATTTTATGTCGCGTCCTGTCAACAGATAGATCATTACTGGACTACGCCCTGATTAGAAAACACAGGCCATTTTTGAAGAGGTGTTTTGGAATCACGTGGCACGAAAGCCCGGCGGGAAATATTAATATTCGGGTTCTCTGCCATCGTTTGCAATTCAGGGTCTGCGCGCAGATCAAGGGGAAGGTTCCTGGCATCATACACTGAATGCGTGGCAAGGTTTTCTGTGCGGACGCAAACACTCGCGGCCATATCAAAATCAATTGGCCCTTTCATATTAGGGGCCGTCAACACGCGACGCATGCATTGCGCGTCAGTTTCCAGCATGTCACGACTGTATGGAGTACCGGGATGCGTGCAGGACGCCAACGCGCACAAAGACAAGATCAAAAGAGTATTCCGCATACGATAGATCGTGCGCTTGTCAGCTTCGTATATCAACCAGTTTTGGCTCATAACGACCCATCAAGAAAACCTTGACTGCGCCTCCCGTACTGTTCTCTTTATGTTCTCATTATGGAGGCAGGAGCATGAGCGCATACGCAGGAGACCGGACAACAGGATTCGCCAGCCCCGCAGCGGATGCGATTGAGGGGCCGATTGACCTGTCAGACGTGCTGGATTTGCGCAGACCCAGCCGTTACCCGGTGCGTGTGCGAGGCGCGACTTTTTCCGCACGAGGCATTCTGGACGGCGATGTGCTGATAGCGGACACGTCTGGCCAGCAGGCTTCCGGGCAACTGGTGATCGCCTGCGCTGCCGGGCAGGTTCTGCTTGCAGAATTGCAGGCCCGGCGCGGGCATTGGTGGCTGGTTTCCGGTGATGACAGCCGCGAACCCATCCGCGTAGACCCGGCGCAAGACGTAGATATCTGGGCAACGGTCACGGGCGTGGTGCGCGAAAAGCCATGACGGTTTACGGGCTGATCGACTGCAATTCGTTCTACTGCTCGTGCCAGCGCGCCTTTGAGCCGAGGCTGAAGCGCCTGCCCGTGGTCGTGCTGTCCAACAATGACGGCTGCGCAATCGCCCGCACCGCTGAGGCTAAGGGGTTGGGCATCAAGATGGGCGATGCCTGGCACCTGATCCGCAACGAGCGAAAGCTGTCTGGCGTGCAGTGGTATTCCAGCAATTACCCGCTGTATGCCGATATGAGCCGCCGGGTCTATCAGGTGCTACTGGAGCATGTGCCCCGCGTTGAGCCCTACTCTATTGACGAGATGTTTCTGGATCTGACTGGGTTGCCGGGGGATCTGGCGGATCGGTGCGAGATGATCCGGGCGCGCGTAGAGCAGATCACCAAAATTCCGACGTGTGTAGGCTGGGGGCCGACAAAGGCCATCGCTAAGCTGGCCAACTACATCGCCAAGGATCGGCCGGAAATGGAGGGGCTGTGCGACCTGACCGACGAGCTGGTGCGGATGCGGTTCTATCGTAATTTGCCTGTCAGCGAGGTCTGGGGCATTGGCCGCCGACTGGTTCCGCGCTTGCAGGGCGCAGGTATCCGCACCATTGCGCAGTTCGTTGAGGCGGACCCGGCCCAGATCCGCAAGATTATGGCGATCACCGGCGTGCGATTGCAGGCCGAACTGCGCGGGGAATCCTGCCTCAAGCTCTCCGAGATTGCCGAGCAGCGCAAAGGACTGGCCTGCACGCGGTCATTCGGTCAGCCGATCACGTCTTATAGTGATATGCGCGAGGCTATCGCGGGGTTTGCGGCCCGAGCGGCTGAGAAGCTGCGGGCCGAGAAGATGGACGCCGGGCACGTCTCCGTCTTCATCCAGACCAATCCGCACAGACGGCAGGACGGATGGTATGCTAATCAAGCCGCCATTACCTGCGCGCCGACTAATAACGCGCTGACGCTGATCGGCACATCAACGCGGCTGCTGCGGGCTATCTGGCGAGACGGATTCCGCTACGCCAAGGGCGGTGTTCTGTTGAATGACCTCGCGCCGGCAGGCCAGCAATCGTCACTCTTTGACCAACCGGAAGAGCAATCCCCGGCCCTGATGGACGCAATGGACGCGATCAACCGGCGCTTTGGCCGGGAGGCGATCAAGCCGCTCAGCACAGGCGTTGAACGGGCTTGGAGGCCCCGGCAGGGGATGCTTTCGCCGAGGTTTACGACTGGGTTTGGGGAGGTAATGGAGGCGCGAGCTTGGTAGCCATGGTGATCTGCCATTAAAAGGTCAAGATCTCAAAATGCCTTTATTTTCCTACGCGCGGTCGGAAAATTATCATGTACAGCTCTTCACATGCTCGTAAGGTACAGTTAATGAGGACCTTGAAACGAGAAAGGAGCGGGACGGCAATCCCACTCCTTTCGATTCCACGAGCGTACGAGCCGCCTGTGGAAATGCTACTCTAAACCTAGCGGTGCTTTACTGCATCGCTAAATAAGCATCGGTCAAGGCGGTTCCTTTAATTTAATTTTTAAACGGATTGCTAACGATGGTTAAATCTTCCGGGCGCGGGCCCGTTAAACCCAGCACTTCACCCAGCGTGAAAACAACTGCCGGCAAGGTCCTGAATACAGGCCGGGCCACGCCTTCTCAGGCAAAGCAGCTTGCGGCCTCTGTTATGCGGCATGAACCTGCTCACAAGGGCTCAAAGAAGTAAGGCTGACTACCGCTGATCGCGGTATCTGCATTACGCCATTGGCTTGGGGGCGTTCACTCGTGACGTCCCCAATGCTTAAGGCTATTGTCAGGCAGTTTTCAGTTTCCTTCAGCAGAAAGCCAACAGACTGACAAAGCACTGGTTTGGGAGAGGGTAATTCATCCACCCATCCCCACGATGAAGAGGGCTGAGTGCTGTCTTCCCATTCGACGCAAATTATCTTGTTTCCATCCATATTTTTTCCTGAGGGTTAAAATTTTGAACTAGAAGCACATTGTGCTGAAACCCATGATATCCCCGAACAAGCGTCGTTAATGCAACAATTCTTAGAGGAACCAAAAATGCAGAAAGGACAAGTTATGACTGATCTAGAAATAGACAATGTTTCGAATGCACAAGAGTATCTGAAGAGCAACGATACCTATTCGGATCAAAAATTTTCTGCGAATGTTATCATTAGAGGATTTGGAAAATGCGAAGATATATCAAATATACGTGTAAAAACAAATATATATGATACTAATTTAGTATTTGAGTTTGATATTGATGATATTGGAGAAGAGGAGTCCGGCAAGTGTCCTTCCGCATTCCATACTAAATCATTCCATGACAATAAAAGCATATGGTCCTTTAATGAAGACACTCTTACAATTAAAGGAAAATATTTTGGCAAAGAGTATACGGCCGAATTTTCTCCTGTTGAATAATCAGAAAAAGGCGGTCTCACGACCGCCCTCCTTTTGTCAGGCCAAAGCCTTACACCCAGCCCGCTCCTGCTCTTCCAGATCCCGCCACATCTGCATGATGGCCCGCGCACCTGCCTGAAGGTATTCCCGCGCCATTGGCGACGGAAGCTTCCCCTCCTCCATGTCCGCTACGACGCGCAATGTCAGGCCGAGGTTTGACGCGAGAGTGTAGCAGTTCATTCTCCCGCCAGCGTTGCCACCCCCGAAGGGGTGGCTGGCCTGTGTCAGGCTGTTTGCGCTGGCGTTTTGGCGAAAGGGCGCAGGAACTCAATGGCCGATGGCTTCCATTTAAGTTGCTGCTGAGACCCCCTGCCGCCTTTCCGGGTAGTGTCGAACATTCTCCCGTAAGCGAGGCCGCGCTCGGTCATGCCCCAGTCGCTTCCGGAAGACGAACCCGGTGTGGGCAGCTGAAGGCGCGCTTCTTTCCAGAGGATCTGGTTGACGCGCCGGCCTGTCATCCCGACTTCGCTCCCGAGCTGCGTTGGCGTCATGTAATTGTCCTGCGTCTGCGCGGGGAGCGCCGTGTAGCCCATCACCTCAAGAGGATTGATGCCGCACAGGTTCTGAGTGCCGCGCGCTGCCATCAACACCTTCTGGTTTTCGTCTACGTTCGGAAGATGAGCGACAACCTTCATGCAGCGGTCGAAGGTCACGGCGAAGGATGGTTTACGGATGCGTTTTGGTTTGGGTGCTGCATTGGGGATCTGACCAGTCACCAGCGCGTCAAACGCCCGAATGACAGTGAGGTGGAAGTCAACATTGATCCACATAGCATAGGCGTAGACTAACTCTTTAGCGACATAAGTACCGCCATTCCGACCCTCATTGGTAACTACCGACTTTCCGGTAGTTTCAGAATCAAGGCGTGAAGCCAGCTTCTGGGCATCAGTTGTAGCAAGCCAGTAGGACGGCCCGTCCTTTTTTGCTGCACCAGCAGCCTTATGGCAATCATTCAGGCAATACCGCCCTTCGGCATCACGATGGATAGTGGTGGAAAGAATGGTCAGTTCTGTGTTATGCGGCGTCATGGCCGTTTTCCTTTTCGGCTGAGGCATCGGGGGATTGTTTGGCGACGTGCCCTGATGCCTTTTCTGTGTTTTCGAAATGGTCTTCCAAAATCTTTACGATTTGAGCATTTATTGAGCGCCGCTCATGCGCCGCTGAATTTATGATTTTTTCATAAAGTTTGGGCGGAGGCCTAAAGCGCATTTGGGAGTATAATCGGCTCACGTTTGCTCCTTCTCGCTGTGAACGAACAAACGATGGCACACCGTGTGCTATTGATGCAAGAAGAAAAATAGCACACGGTGTGATTATGGCACGTGATGACCCGATGATGCGCTTTAGAGCGCCCGCGCACTTAAAAGAACGCATAGAGGAGGCTGCCGCAAAAAACGGCAGGAGCCTGAACTCGGAAATTGTTCAAAGGCTGGAAGAATCCTTTGATCCCTCGTCTATCCCAGAAATTGTCTCTCTATATTCTGAGAGTTCAAGCGTAGAGCACGCAATAGTAAACCTTACGTTAGCATGTGATGCGTTAGAATATTCTGAAGAATTACTTAATAGCACCCTCAAAGATGTAGGAGCAAGCGACCTTGACGTGGCGCTATCAAGGCATGAGGCGGCAAAAGCCAGGAAACATTTTGAGTTATTGGCTCATCGGGCAAGAAGTGACCTTTCGGCAAATGACCTTAAGCGGATCCCAGATTACGTCTTAGCACGAATCCGACGAGAGAAAGACTGACTCCCCAACCCCACCCACTGCCGCTACCATTCTCCAAAAGAGGAGTCTCAAATGGCAGTGCAAATGGTCCTCCTGAGCCAAGCGGTATGGTCAGGACGAAATGGCGAGATGATCACCACCTACCCCCGCACGGGTGTGGATGAGGCCTTTCTGGCCATGCAAACATTCAAGCATACCAACGGGGCGGTGGTGGCGCTTGAGAAGAATGAAAAAGACCAGGTCACCGGAGTGGTATGCGCGGCGATCTACTGCGCCATTGCTCCTTTCGACCCGAAAGAACTGCTTGAGCTGGCGGCCACAGAATTCGAGCGGGAGCCTCATCTTAGGGCAGCCATAACCGGGAAAAGCGTTTTCTTCCGCTCACTCCAGTTCCCCGGATTTGAGCTCACCTACCCCTTTGATGAGAAAGAGTTCGGCGCGCTGTATGCTGAGATCTACATGAAATATGCGGTGGCGGGGCGGGCCTGAATTTTCTCGCCATTCTGCCATGCGTACATGACAGACGATTCATGATTTGTTCATCTTACTCACCAATACACCTTCGCTTACATTTTAAAAAATACTGCTTTAGATCACCTCCCGCCGAGCTTTGCCGGCAGGGTAAAATTGTTTTTTTTCATATAGTTATAGGTGTTTCCCATGACTTTACCGGCGCCCCCCCAATACAGCTTAGACTTAACCGTTGAAGTTGAAAAAAATGTCAATGGGATAGAGATGGGGGTGCTAGAAAATGGCATCCCATATTTAACGCAAACTGGCCTCGCCGCGCTGGCAGGTGTGGCCAGAAGCATTATTTTCGATTTGTCTCAAGAATGGGAGCAGCAATTTCAAGATCCTATTGGAACAAAAACGAGAAGTGATTTCATTCGAAATTATCTTTTTTCGGCCGGCTATAAGGAGAGCAAATTATATATTGAAATTTCAAATTCAGGCATTAAGTATAATGCTTATCCTGATATAGTGTGCATGGCTATCCTTGAATATTATGCCTTTGAGGCGCGAAATAAATCAGCCTTAGCATTAGAAAACTACAGAAAGTTTTCAACATTTGGCCTTCAAAAATTTATTTACCAATCCCTTGGCTACACGCCGGGAGATAAATGGAAATACTACCATGAACGTGTGTCTCTTTTAAATGACGCGCCTCCCCCTGGATATTTCATTGTTTTTAATGAGACAACCGGCCTTATAGTGGATCTAATTAATGCTAACCTCACAGTAAATCACAAGACGATCCCCGACATTAGCGTAGGAAGAGCATGGGGGGATTACTGGAGAAAATGCAATCTCGCTGCAACATATGGTGAGCGAGTCGGATTTTCACATAACTATCCGCCTTCTTTCCCACAATCAGCTAGCAATCCTCAGCCAGCTAATGCCTACCCAGATGCAGCACTTGGTGAGTTCCGCCGCTGGTTTAAAGGCAATTACCTAATGACGAAATTTCCAAAATATATATTAAGCAAAGCGAATATTCTTCCTGGAGGAAAAGGAGAAGCATTACAAATTGCAGGGATTTATGAACAAAAGCTTATAAAGTGATTGCATTAACATTCAGTTGCGATGGTCGGAACGCAGACAGATCTCTATCTGCGCTCTTTAAGCATCTCAATGGGCTGTGTACGAAAGGATATATAAGCACTGAAATACATAGGAAGGTAGGTAGCTGCATTCTTGAGATCACTATTAAGGGCGATTACGATGAGATTATTTACGCTCATGCCAGCTGGTAAGCTGCCTCTCGCCAAAAGATACGGCTATCATCTTCCGGATTGTAATAAGCGGCGGATTTGAAGCGCTTCATTATAGCCGCACTGGCGGCCCTAACATTAACCGCCCCGGCCTACGCCCTAGACCCGTCCACCTACCAAGGGCAGACGCCCCCTGCCCGGCCGCACATCCCGCAGCCGGACGAGAGCGCCCTGCTGGAGCACCGGCACTACCGGAATACTGACGGCAACAGCATCCACTCCCCGGCGCACACCAGCAGCAACCAAGCCCCAGCAGGCGCAACCGCTAAATGCGGAGACGGGTCATTCAGCTTCAGCCAGCACCACAGAGGCACTTGTTCCCGGCATGGGGGTGTGGTGAGTTGGTTGTGATCAAATATTGCGAATAGAGATTATCATGCGGAAATTATTGCTAGCGTCAGCGCTTGGGGCGCTGTCCTGTTCGTCAATCGGCCACGCCCAGACAGCAGACACTTCAAAGCTCACGCAATGGGGCGTAAAGCTCGCTGAGGTCGTCATGCCGGCCTGCTCCACAACCGTGACAATCGATCAGCCAACGTTTGCAGCTAACGTTCAGGATATGGTGGATTCTGATATTTTCAGCAAAAAAGTCAGCCCAACACTCGGCAACGTTGCCCCTCACTATCTCATGAATGTTTTTGAGGCAGAAACTGCGCCTTACATAGTTCGCAGTCTTTTCATGAGGAACCCGGACGTAAATACCTGCCATTTCGTATTTCAATACGTGAACCCGGATGACTATGGCAACGACGTTACTCACCGCATGCTGTCATTCGACTTCACAAGAGCAATTTTCCAGAAAGTGAATTGGGATCGGTTCAATATCGACAATCTGAGGAAAATTTCCCCCAACTTCAAGGGCGACCCCGGCTTTGCTGCACTGCTAAACGATGAATCCATTGCCGCTATGATGGATTTGAAGAGCAACGAATAAACACTAACCCTAGGTTAATTTACACCCCAAGGCATGCCCGAGTAGCGAGGAGATGAGAGCGGATCGGGAGCGGCGCTACCTGCACGCATTTCGGTCGCCTGCCGCCGACGAACCACCGTATCGACGTGACTGGCGATTTGCTGACCGTCCAGATAGACGGTCACATGAGTGTCACCAGACGCCTGAGAGCCTTCCCATGCGCCGCTTCCCGACGCTCGAGAGCGAGCGGGAGCGTTAACAACACTACCAATTCTTTCAGCCTGAACGTATCCTTCGTGCGCAACGCCCGCAACAAAACCAGCTGTAGCCCCCGCTGCTGCGCCGGGTAGAGCGCCTATCCCACCAAACATAGCCCCCCCTGCCCCGCCTACCGTTGCGCCAGCAAGTGCGCTTTCCAATGGGCGCCTTAGAAACCCAGGTATGGCGTTGAGTATCGCCCCAACGCCATGGCCTATGCCCGCTAACACATTGATTACGGCACTAATATCATCAGCAAACTGCTTGATGTCATTTGGATGCTTTGTAACAAAATCACTCATCCCATTGAACGCCCCCGTCAGAGTGTTCATGGACTTTACGAGCGGCCCCTGCGCCAAGCGCCCAATAGTAAACTCAAACCGCTCAAAGGACGTGGCTAGGGCGGCCTGAGCTGCCTTTGGGCCGCCGGCTAAGGCACTTAGCGCCCCCGATGCGTCCGTCCGACGAGATGCCGCCGCCTGTCTTGCAATATTGCCTTCCGCGCCTGTTGTTTCATTCAGCAAGTCCTGAATGGTCATGCGCTGCACATGGCCCAGAAGTTCTGGATAGCTCTTGATGAGCGGGATCAGGTGCTTCGTGATCCAGCTGATAGGATCCGCCCCCAAGGTCTGCTGGTCCACAAACTGGCCATGCGCCCCCACCAAGCCAAGGCGTCTCTGGCTGAAATACGCAAAGTCTTTGTCAGACATGCGCGTATGATCACCAAGGAACAGATCTTCGAATGACCTTACAGACGTGGCTGCGCGCGACGGATTTACGTCAATAAAATGCGCGAGGTTCAACATGCCTTCGTCAGAAAGGCGCATGCCAGCCGCACCGGAAGAACGAGCAAATGTCTGGAAGTTCTGGCCGCGCATGAACTGCCGGTTGGCAATGATCATAGAGAGGGCGGTATCAGTCGCCCTTTCGGCCTGCCCCAGCGAAAACTGACCCGTTCTCTTGTCGTAAAACCGGTTCGAAATGTCCTGCGCCCGAATGAAGGCAATGCTCTCCCGCATGGCATCTTGCGGCGATTTTCCTAGCAGCAGGAAGGTCTTATCGACCCGGTTTAGTAGGCGAGCGATATTGGGCTGCTCGGCCATTTCCCCGCCAGACACCTCGTACGACTCTTGCGCAATGCGCGCTGCATCAACCGGAGCCAGAAACGGGTTTTCCTTCATGGCCTGCTGTGCGCTGGCCTGAATGGCTCCCATGTTTTGTCGCGCCACAGGATCGCCCATCATGCCCAGAAAGGTCTGATCGTAGGCCGCTGACTGGTCGAACCCGGATGCCGCGAAATGCGCTGTGGCCGCAGCGCCACCAAGGATAGCTAGAGGCCCCACAAAATGTGCAATGGCATGCTTGGGACTGATAGCCCTCAGACGCGCCTTTCCTGCGGCAAAGGCAGCTGCCACCGTCGCACCGGCCTCTGGCGCGGTCAGGTTCGGCTGCCACGGACCAAGCGTACGGTTTCCCCCCATCCAGTATCCGTCGCGGTTTACTGGCCCGGTGTAAGGAACGAGATCGCGACTGGGGACGCGTATCCAGTCGGGCTCGTAGTCAGCCGGGTTTTCAAAGCGACGAAAATTAGGAATGGCGCCGTAGCTGTTTTCTGCTCCGGGGAGGGGGACGAGTGCCGTGCCGGTGGCACGCGGCGGCGGAAGCATGAGCATAGGCGCGCCGGGCACGTTGGTTGCTGCTGCAGAATATGGGGAGACATAAGAGCCGCCTGCATCGACAACCGGCGAAGCTGGCATGGGTGCAGACGTGCGCCGCCCACGGCTACCAGATCGAGGAGCTTCACCAGCCTCATCAACGTTATATGTGCCACCCCCGGCATTAAACACTGGCGCAGAAGTTCGAAAACGGGCCGACGCAGAAGCAAACTCCCGAGCCGAGCGCGCTGCCGCGTTCATGTCTGTGGCTAGACCGGACGCTAGCCGACGCGCCGCACCCAAAGATGACACCATGCTGTTGAAGCCCATCTGAGCCTCACGCTGCGCCGAGGTAAGCCGCGTCAGGGCCTCAATCATCTCCCCAATAGGGCCGACAACGCGCATGGCGTCCGCGACCAGAGAAACGCCGATCTGGTACGCTTCAACAGACATGTGTTATTCTCGGCTTTATGGGATTTGGGAAGAGATTTGGGCGTGCCCTGGCTTACGCCGTGGCGCAATCATTGCTGAATGACCGACGCGATCAAGATAGGCACAAGCGGCAAGTGGCAGCAAAGCTGGCGAAAGAAAACGTCCAGCAATACCGTGATGCAGTGAAGCGTTCGGATGGAGCAAGCTTTGAGCATTCCTGCGCTCTGACACTGGCTCAATGCGGATGGAATGCCAAAAAGCGCGGCGGAAGTGGGGATTGCGGCTGTGATGTCATGGCGACATTCGCGGGGTATCGGCTTGTGTTGCAATGCAAGGACACGGTTAAGCCCGCAGGATCGCTAGCCGTACAGCAGGCGCTGGCGGCCAAGGCCCGCTACAGCGCCGATTATGCTGGTGTTGTGTGTAATGCGGGTTTCACGCCAGCAGCTCAAGATTTGGCGCTTTACACACGAGTGGAACTGCTTTCGTCGGGAGATCTGTTCTCGCTTCGAAAGCGGCTTAGGTTGCCAGAACGAAAATAATTAGTCGTCAGAAGTTTCAGTAGCCCGAATATTAGGCAACCCGCGACCCTCAATAGCCCTCACAACAAGCCGTCCTATGCCTGCCGCAACTTTATGTTCATTGCGAAAAGCTGCCACCGACAGTTCCGGGCGCGGCGGCTGGTAGTTTGCCTGTTCCATGCGGCCAAGCTCAAACACAACAGCTTTGATGTCGTCAGACCCTATGGAAGCCTCTGTGCGCAACGCACCCTCTGATACTCGCACGCCGTAGCTATCCCGCATATCGCCCGTTCGTAGGCCGGGGTCATCAGGCGTAAAGCCTTTTCGAATACGGTCATCAATAGTGCTGTCAGCCAGCGGCGCGGTCGGCAGCCCCGGTTCAGGTCCATCGAGATATTGACCAAGCTGCCTCTGCGTTGCACGCTTAATCAGTTCTCCCCCATCCTCCACACCTCTATGCACGGCAAGAGGAAGGTCAACGAGCACGCACCCAGAAAGGTGCTTGATGAACGCGTCAACAGTTTTGAATTCACGCATCAGGCACCTCCATAAACGTCATGCTCCCCCAATCGAATTCATATCCTTCCAGCTCACGGAAGGCCACACAGGCGGCAAGTCGCCGCGCTGAACTCCATTGCGTCACAACGGACCACGGCACCCCATTCTTCACGAGAAAAAGTAGCTCACGAAAAACAGGGTGCTTGCTTAGTTTTTTGCCGTTTCAGTCACGTCAGACGCCTTGGTGTCGGCCTTGGGGTAGAAGATCGGGGACAGGGCCGCGACACCATCATTACCAATTTCCGTTGCAAGGTGACGCACCTCGTCCTTGGTCATCGGCATCTGTACAGGCACGCCGTCAATGGAAGTGACGGAGCAGATCATCTGCGCATAACCAAGCCACGCCCCGGCAGAAGCAGAGGACATCGCCGAGCCCGCGGCTTCAATCAGATCCAGCATATCGCCGGGGTTAATTTCCTTCAGGCCAAGTGTATGGCCAGCTGCGGTTTTGACTTCTGCTGGGATGTTCATGCGATTTTCGTCCGAAGAGGTGAGAAGAAGCTGAGGGTCTGATAAACGATCCCCTCTTTCTGCCATGAGCCGCCAGCCGAAAGCGAAAGGCCAACCTGGCTAAACTGCCATTTCGACGTGCTGCCGTCCGGCTCGCTGATATACTGGTAGATGGTGCCGGAATTGATCGTGCCCGCTGACCAGAACCCGGCCTCAATGTCCGCAACCAGATCATCAAGCGCCCGGTTGGCGCGCGCCACGGTAAAACTGCCACGCCACCCATTGGGGGTGGCAAATTCTACAGGAGTGCTGTTGAGCGGATCGGCCCGCTGCGTGGTGGTTTCCTGATTGGCCGTGAACCCGGTTACATCACGCAGATCAACCCGGCTACCGGCCCACAACAGGGTCAGGCGGCAATTCCGGCCAATGCTATATGGATTGGTCGCCATGTCTTAGCTCCCTGTTGCCACAGTGACGGTCACGCCCTGACCGCCCTGCAGGTTGACGATGAAGTAGCGCAGGATGCCCATGTATTTGACCTTCACATCCGCCTGCACATAGCCAAGCGCCGTCCGGCTATCGGGATTATTGCTGGTGTCGCAGATCACAGAATACGGGACAGCGCCGTTTGTGCTGCCCAGCATGCCCTCATCCAGCATGTTCGACAGGAATCCCGTCAGCGTGGCCTCAATGTTTACGAACAGATCGGCATTAATGGTCTGCCCGATATATGTGCCCATCCCGGTGGCGAACGTTTCGGCCAGATAGTTGGTCAGGCGCGTATAATTGTCGCCGTTGACCGCAGCTGAGGTGGAGCAGTTGATGCCGCCGCGCACGGCCCAATACTCACCGCCGGGAGCGGGGTAGCAGATCACGTCAATACCAGCGTCAAACAGCGCCGTCAGCTCAGCATCCGAGTAGGACGCCAACGTGCCGGAACTGGTCAGGCCCGCTTTCTGGCTGCCGATGACCCCATAGAGCTGCTTATTCAGCGTGGACTGCTCAGGAGAAAGCCCGGCCAGCTTGCCAGCGGCAAACGCTGCAGGAGAAACCAGCATATTGCCGTTGGTGTCATCATCCCACCATAGCCAGTCACCATGCATGACCTTCATCGCGTAGCTATCAGCACCCGCCCCAGTCAGCGCAGAAGCTGCGGCGGACACACTGGTGCCGGACGGCAGCGCTGAGACCATGTAAAGCCCCTCACCCAACCCAAAATCAATCTGGGCAGCGAATGAGGAAGTGTCAGACAGGCCACACAGAAGGCCGATGGCACAACCCTGATTGCGCAGAGCGTAAAGGCCTGTGCGGGTGGTGCCATCAGAGCCGATAAATGCGGAAGTGGAAGGCGTTCCGCCATCAGCGCCCCCTGCGAGAGTAACGCCCCCTGCTGTGAGGGCTGTTCCGCCCGAAACGACAACAAGAGCCGAGGCGTCGGATGCTGCTGCGGCGGCAATCTCTACCCAGGTCGTCCCCTGATAGGAGTTGACGCCAAGCAGGCTATGACTAACGGTCAGCGTCCAGATGGCCGTGTTGATCGTGCCCTGCGTCAGTTTCGCAGAGATCGTATTGCCGGAAGTGCCCGTGCAGACCGCCGTAAGTGTGGCACCTGACAGCATGCCGGTAGAGGCCTTATCTGTGCCATCTGTCACACGCACGCACCGGAAATCCGACGCGCCCTGATACACAGCGATATTGACGTTCACGCCCATGTCACTGGCAAGCGCCTGCTTTGTGCCAAATGCAGCCTGATAATCTGGCATACCCCCAATCACGACCGGTGCATTCACCGGCCCCCATGAGGCAGTCCCGACAACACCAACACGACTGGACGAAACGCCATTCAGGAGTGTCACCGGCTGCTGGATCTGCACGTAAACATTCGGCACCGTGAGGGATGTCGTGTTCAGCGCGCCCGCCTGATAAATTTTCGCCATTATACGCTCCCAACAGGCACAGCGAAAAGCCGAATGGCTGAACCGTGCTTTTTGATTTCAGACTGATCCGAAATTGTTGCGCCGATGCTGTAACCGTGGCCGGGCCGGATCACGCGATAAAGCGGTCCGCCCGGAACAGTCGCAGCAGGCACAACAGCGGCCTTCACGCCTGCCGTAGCGGGCGCGCCGTCCTGTGTGTCTGTCATATTGTCTCGCTGGTTAGGCCGGTTGCCCGGCTAGATTGGTGGCGGTGTCCTGCAGAACCACATCGCCAGCCTGATTGAGCATCAACCCTTCGTAGGGCTGCTCCACCGCAAACACGAGGTTCCCGGCGGCGTCTTTGTAAAACGTCCCCTGTTCGTCAGAGCTCAGCGCGCCAGCATTACCCGGGGTATCCCCAAAGGGATGAAGTGCTACGCCAATCTGTGTTGCTGCATGCGACAAGCCGACCCCAAACATCATCTGTGCCGCAGTCTGGGTATTGATGGTGTCAAAGGTGATTTTGAAGCGGAAGTCACGCCTATAAAGGCTCTGCATCTGCGCGCTGTCCACGTCATTGCTGCCAGCAAAAGTCAGCAGTGCATTCTGGCCGTCGAGCGTAGCAAGCCACGATTGGGCAGATAGCGCCGCGTCCAGAGCGCTTCCTAAATTATCACGAGCGTTGCCATTGCTGGACCAGAGGGAGACCAGAAATAACTGCTCCTGTCGCCGGGTTGTTCGTGTGATCTGGCCATACCCAGCCGTTGCTGTCTTAATGAGCGTAGCGTTCGGGACAATCACCGTGGTCCCATACGTATATGCACCATCAATCAGGCCAGCCAATGACTGTGCGATCAGTTCAGACGTGTCGTCAGACTGGGCTGCATACGACACACACATGTTGGCTGGGAGCAGGCCAGACCCGTCAGGGGTAATCCGCAGCCCCACAAGCCCACTTGGCGCCACTCCGTCTGAAACACTGACCGTTGCCTGATTGCCGGTCGCCTCCAAGCCGACAGAGCACGCACTGACTGCGCCCTCTCGCCATGGCCATCCCAGAGGCTCGGCAAGCTGCCGGTACGCGGAGCCATATGACGTGACCGTTACATAATCGACGCCTGACCTTAGGCCGCACGGTCCGGTATAGTCGGCATTGGTGATCCACCCGCGCCTGACAATGGTTCGGCGCCCTGTCAGCGGTGATGTCCCGGCACCGATACCAGACGGATAGAGGATCTGCGCAATGCTGTAAGCCAAGGCCCGCGAGATAGTGCCAATGTCTGCCATCAGATTTGATTAACCGACACAATAAGGCGGCTCCCATATTGCGAAACCTCAGCAGCATCCACCGTGTAAGACACGCCTAAATCATCTTCGATCTGCATGTAGGCCTTTGGCACGAAGCCGGGGATGATAGGGCACAGCACATCGAATTGGGCCTGACCAAGCGCGCCAGGCAGCCCGGTATCCATCTTGGAGCCTACGCCCCGACGCAAGATGCTGGCCGGCCATCCCGAAGCCTCAACCGTGACAGCACCGCTGTCATCTGTTTGGCCGCCGTATCCGTCCTGATAACCTGCCAGAGAGCAGGTTCCAGCTGATCCGTCTCCCGTTATGCCCGATCCGCTTTGAGCGGTGGCGGAAAAGCTGATTATGCGATCTGTCAGGATGCAAATGACAGGCCGATATGGTTCAAACCGCGCCACAAAATACGTGCCCATAGGCGCAGCCAGAATATCACCGGCAAGCACATCTGTTGTGTCCAGCAGGCCGTAAACCGTCGGCTTTCCCCACAGCGGGGGCTTTTGGAACGTGAACGCCGCATCAGACGCAAAATCCGCCATCAGCGTTGCGTGCGCCGTTGTCATTGGGGCGGTTCGGGCCGCCGGGCGGTATTGCGTGGTCAGCGCGCCGAGCCTTTGTGCGGCCTTGGCGTAGCCTTTGGCGACTTTGGTCTGTAGGCGCGCCTGATCCATTATTTCCGCTTTGCCTGCCTCTGATTGAGGGCAACCACATCCCGGTCAATAGCTCGAGCCTGCGGGGTCTTTTTGAAATCACGCATCGTCATGCCGGTCAGGCTGGGCATAAACCGGTCTTCTGTCTTGTCCTGCTTGGATCGCAGGTACGCGTCCATGCTGGTTGGACGTGCTGCAGATTTAGCCATCACTCGCATCCTCCTGATCGTGTTCAGCTGCCAGCTTTTCTGCGTCCTCTTCCGGATGCACGTTTGCGGCAGCCAGCGCGATAGCCACGGAGCCGGACGGCTCAGCAGGCACGCCGCACGGCGCACAATAGGCGGCCTCACCCTCGCGCAGTGGATACCGGCCAGCGCGCGGCGCAACATTGCCGTGCCGATCAGCGGCAAACCCAATCTCGCACGGGACACCGGTCACACGGATGGCGCGGGCATTATCCCACGGCGCAGGTTTACCAGTTTCAACGGTGCGTATCTCGACCACAAAACCGTTCTCAATACGCGCCCACGTCTGGGGCGGAATTCTTGCGATGCTCATTTGTCCTCAGATCACAATGCGGCTGTCTGTGCGCAGGCCGGGGCCGGGCGGGACGCCAAGAAACTGACAGAGTTGCCGACGCCACCGGTTAAACAGGCCCATCCGGTCCTGCACCTCGTTTTTGTTGTGGGTCCAAACGGCAGCCTTGTCTGTGTCCAGGTTGTCGCTGGCTGTCAGGATGGCCGTTTCCAGCGCGGCAATATCTTTGACGTATTGCCGCACCTGAGCGACTTCTGCGTCCGCAAGGTTTCTCAGCCGCCACTCGTTAAAGCCATAGACTTTGAAAAACCGCCATGACTGCTGGCTGCTGTTGATCCCACCCATCGCCGGAAACCCCATAAAACGCCGAACCGTGACCAGCTCGTCATCTGTCAGGGGATCGGTTGCATCTGCCATTACACAGGCTCCAGCGGCGCTCCGTGGGAGCGCAAAAGGGCAATTTCCGCAGGGTTGCGTACAACCTCGCCCGCCACCCACTCAAACCGTCCACGGTTATATTCCGTCTCGATAAATCCAAACGGATACGCCAGCCTCACGGCCTGCACAGGCGCGGCATCACTCTCGGCCTGCACAGGTGGGGCGGCCTGTTCAGCCGCCCCCCTGCGCGCGCGCCTCATCAGGCGGCAGCACCAAGCGAGGTTGCGCCCAAGCTCTCGATCACTACCCCGCGCTTGAGGTAGCTGTTGGTCGCTGTGGGAATGACCGTCGTGTTGGCGGTCAGGTCGGTTGGCAGAGCAAACCCGCCAATCCATGACCAGGACTGCGCAATAATCTGGCCCAGACGATCCAGCGGCGGGCGCGTGACCATCAGAACGTCGTCAATATGCTCAACCTCGCCCGGCAGGTTGGTATATGCCTGCGCCATGTTGGCGTAATCACCCTCAATCAGCGCGCCAGAGCCACAGATGATGGCGCGGTGGATCTGCCCCTGCCCCAGAGACGCCTGCTGCGGCGCTTCCGTGGTCGGGATGAACCGGATGCCCAGCAGCTCAAAAACCTGACCGGTGCGGTATTCATCCGAGCCATACTGGCCGCGATACAGCAGTTTAAAGTCCGGATCGCGGAACAGCCCCAGAAGCTGGGAGTTGTCCAGGAAGCAGTTGTAGCAACCGTCAATCGTCGGGACATTGTTGTTACGCAGGGCAGCAACGGCGCCCAACATCGTATCGATTGTCAGGTAGTCGCCTGTCACAACCGTGCCGTTGGCGTCCTTGGAGCCAGACGCCAACAGCCCGGCGGTCGTGGCGCGGCCATTCGGGCGCAGAACCAGTGGGGCGGTTGCGGCCACAACGGCGGCATTTTCCGTGGCGTTCGCAGCGGCGACATTGCCAGAGAACGTCAGCGTGCCGGAAATACCGCCCGGTGCCTTGCTGGTGTTGGCTGCATCGGCAGACACGCCGGTGAGCGTGTAAGAGCCTGCGCCGACGGTAACTGTCATACCGGAAGACGCGGAGACCGGCACAACCTGCCCTTCGGCAGTCATGAGGCGCTGGAAACCGCGAATGTCGTCAACCTGCACGGTGGTCCCATCAGCGCCCAGCGCCGTGGTCACGCGGGTGTTGCCGCCCAGATATCCGCCAACGCCGCCAATAGCACCCCCAAACAGAGCGTTACGGGCCAGACGGTCAAGGGACTGGCGGGCATTGATGCCCAGTACCTGCGCATTCTGCACAAACTGGTTGGCAATACCTACGCCCTCAGTGACCTGGTTGAGGTCCATAGTGTTGCCATACTGTGCAATTTCGAGGGTGTACTGTTCAACTGACCAGTCGCCCGGCGTCAGGCCGTTATCGAAATTGGTGTTGCTGGCCGGGTTCAGCGGCGTTTCGACGGGGGCCAGCAGGCCGCGCCGGGTGTCGGTGATCGTCTGACCGATGCGGGCGGGGAACTCCATGCGGTCGGCGATGGAGCGGAAGCCTAACTTGGATTCAAGGCTGGCTTCAAAAGCACGAGCCAGAAACCCGTTCTGAATGACGGGCTGGAGTGCTGCGGGAAAATCGTCAATCGCCATTTTTTATCTCACTATTTGCGGATTATTACACAGCGCCCGCAGCATCAGCCGCCGAGCGGGACCACATCAGCGGTCGATCAGGAGGTCAGGAATTTCGGGTTGATCCCGAGTTCGCGGGCTTTTGCCGCAGTCTCTTCGGGTGTGGCCTTACGAGCATCAAACGGAACCGGCTTACCCGGATTGGGTGCGTTCGGCGCGGCGGTCGTACCGGTCGCGGTGCCGGGCTTGGCCGGAACCGTAAACAGATACCCGCGCGCCTCTTTGGCGGCGGCCATCACATCATCCAGCCCTTCAATCTGCCCATCCTCGCCCATTTTGACGGCTGACAGGTCGAGCAGCTTGACGACATCTTCGGGAGCAACTGCACCCAACCGTGTTGCAGCAGCTTTGGCCTCAGCGCGGATAACGGCTGCGTCAGCCTGCGTTTTTGACTGCTCCAGAGCGGATTTTGCTTCGCTCTGCGCAGTCTCGGTCTCCTTCTGCGCCTCGGCCAGCTTGGCTTCAAAATCACCCTTCTGCTGGGCGAGTTGCCCTTTGAAACCATCGCGGGCCTTGATGGCTGCGTCACGCTCGGAGCGGATCGCGTCACCATCTTCACGCGCACGCTTCAGTTCCTCTCGGACGGAAACCAGATCGGCCCTTGCCCGCTGGAGTTCACGCACGGTGTTGGGATCAATGCCGGCATCAGCCGGATTGGAATTTTCTGCCATTTGCTCTCGCAATTTTATGGATATTGACCGGCATCAGCCGGGTGCGTCAGGCTGTAACCTGATGCGTTTGTGTGCGCCCCGCAGCAGCCGCAGAGCGGTCGCCTTTCGCAAGGTCAGCGTCTCTTTTGCGGGCTGCCTGAAGGTTTGCGTTTGCAAGATCCTCCTGCACGCGCGCCCATTCCGTTGCCGGATCTGCGCCGCCAATTTTGCTGGCGAACAGGCTGCATGCCGTCTCGTTGGACAGGATGCCCGCATGCACGGCAGTCACGAGGCCCTGCGCCAACTGGAGCAGTTCTCCATCGGTCGGCGGAAAATACGGGGGCCACTCAAGAGCTAAGCCAGACGCATCCAGCACGACGCTTTCGCCGCCAACCTTGATCCCGCCGTCCAGCGCAATCGAAAAATCGCAGATCATGCGATAGAGCGACAGCAACGCGCCCTCGCCGTAGCAAAGCCGCAGACGGTCTGCCAGCCACACCAGAGACTGACACATCATCTCCATTGCCCGGCCCGACTGGCCGGAAGAGATTTTGTCGGAGTGCGCCCGGTTGCCGTGCAGCTGCTCCAGCACGATCGCCCGCAATTCTCGCCACTGCTCAAGCACGGAACTGGCAGCGTTGCCGTTAATCTCCAGCATTTTGGCGTCACCGTCAGGCGGGACGACAATGGCATTCGCTGCCCCACCTTGTGAGGCTGGTGCTTCTTCTCCCCCCGCTGGATCGCCACCGCCCGCCTTAAGAACCAGCTTGGGATCAGAGCAGTATTTCAGCCCGCGTCCAGATTGCGAGAGCAGATAATCCCCCTCAATCACGGTCGAGATTGCCCGCTCAAACGTGCATTCGCCGTCTGGCACCCGAGCGGGCGGTGCGAGGTTACGGACCCACACAATCGGCACAAACCCGAGGCCATGCGGTGCTGGCGTCAGATCGGCGGCCACGGACGGGCGATGCTCGGTGTCAGACACGAGCCACGGCGCATAGACGCGGCACTCTGTCGTCGTCCACTCCCGCCGGTACCAATAGGATACATTGCGGTTTTCAGGAGGCGAGGATATGCCCATTGCCTCCACATCCGCACCGGTAATCTGGTATTGCTGCGTGACGCTCTCCAGCTGACCAGAGGCAGACCAGACCGGCGTCAGGTAGGCGCTCTCCAGCGTGCTAATCTGGATCTCATTATCAACGGCCTCGACCAGAAGAGCAACAGAGCCGACGGAACCTTTGATCGCAGCTTCCATCATAACGGACGGAATATGCGCGTGCGACGTGATCGAAGTCAGGCCAGTTGATGTGCCCTCATTTTCCGCCTTGATCGTCGGCCAATGGCTCTCACCAAACAGCAGCGCAGCAGCATCCTCAACAACCACCCGGCAGAGATTTGTCTGCACGGATGGGCGGCGCTGGCTGAGGGGAATGTAATTACCAGCCACATACTCTGTGCTGAACCCATACTGAATGCCGTCATACTGCCGACCGTCACGAACAGCAGCCAGCCGCAGCAGCTCTTTCGCGCGCTCCGGCAAACTATCCGTAACCAGGATGGTTTTTTTGAGTTCCTGCCAGTCCATCAGCGACCTAGGTTAAATGTTGTGCGGACCATGCGGGCGGGCTGAGGCGGATATTTTAAGCCATAAAGCAGGTATCCGGTCGCATCCACTATGTGGTCGTAACCGCTGCGTTTGTCGGGCTCATTGGTCCCGTCTCGATAGGTCTGGCGCTCATACGCTTCAATCGACTTTGCGCATTTCGGATCGACAAAAGCGGTAATTGCCCCATCCGCTGCGCAGAACTGAGCATTCGTCACATTCAGCCTGTCCCGCACAAGCGGGTGAGATGATGCAGCAACAACCGCGAACCCCTTGGCGTGCAGAATGCTAATGTCCGTGCGTCCTTGGGCAGATGTTTTACGCTGCGCACCCGCTGGGTCAGGGTAGATGGTAATATGAGCAACAGAGCCTCCACGCTGGTAGCGCCGGGCTATTTCATCCGCCATTTCATCCGTGTTTGACGTCGGCATAATGATTTCATCCACCTGCCCTATTGTTCCATGATCGCCCGCCTGCCAGATCGTGGCCGACATGGGATTGATGTTAAAATCCATTCCCACAAGCACGGGCTTTTTCGGATCGAATGACCATGGTTTGACGTTTGAGGCCCGGCTGAACGCATACAAGACTCGACCCGCATACGTCTCAAATGACGCCTCGTATTCCTGCCGAAACTGACGGAGATCCATGTCGCGCATGGCGGCCTGAATTTCGTCCGGCGGAATATTTCCGCCCGCCAGAGACGTGTAAAGGCAAGACCACCAGCCATTTTCATGCTGGGAGCCCGGTTGGCCCCGCAGATACTCGTCGCGGAAATGGTTAAACCCCTTCGGGGTGCCGATGAAGAGCGCATGGCCACCAGCCGTTGAAAGCATTGGCCGGATTGTCTCCGTCCAAGCCTCCAGCTTCACATCTGCCCACTCGTCACCGACAAAGAAATACAGACCCGAGCCGCGTAATGCGTCGTAGTTATCAAGGCCAACAATCCGAATGACATGCCCCGATTTCAGGGTCATGCTGCATTCTGTCTCGTTTGGCCTCTTAGCAAGCCACCTTTCGGGGATTGCCCGCTTCAGACGGTTCCAGAAATTTTTCTTTGCCTGCTTAAATGTCGGACTGCCAAACCAGATTTCATTTTCTGGGTGAACGTCATTTTTGACAGCCATCCGAACTGCGCGGCGAATTTCTTCCTGCGCCAAAAATGTCTTGCCAAACCGACGCCCACAAACCGCGGTACGGAATCTGCTCTCAGGCTTCCAGCCGTGTTCATAGATATTCCACTGAGGGTTTGTGAGTTTTGCTCGCTCACCCTTCCTCAGCACTTTCGCCACGGTCTATCCGCTCCGGGTCTTGGTCGTTTGCCATGTCATCAATCGCATCGTCATCTTTCGGCTCAGGCCTGTCCAAACCAAGATGCCTCGCCAAAGCGGTTAGCGCGGCAATTTTGCTGTGAGATTTGACCTTAATCGTGCGGTCGCCGCTTTCCGTAATTGATTCGCTGATTTCAGAAATGGCGCGGCGCGCGTCTTCGGGGACTTCTGATGTATCAGCCACAGTGACCAATCCATTCACGATGGAGACAACGTCTGTCACGTCCGAAAATCCGATCCGAGCAAATTCGCGCAGAACATTTTCTTTGGTGATTGCGTAGCGCTCCACGATGCGGTCCGTTCGTTTTTTGGCTTTGCGTCTGGCTTCATTAATTACCGGGGTTATTCGGGGGTTCGCAAGAAGTCGCCTCGCTTCTCGGTCTGCGTTCTTGTAACTCGCGGTTTTGCTATATGCCGCGCGATAAGCTTCAACCCCATTTTCACCATTCGACAGGTATTCTTCGGCGAACCGCCTCTGTTTTGGCGTAAGGTTCGCCATGCCATTTTTACCGGGCTACCGATCTCCCAAAAAAGCACTCCCCGCCTTGCCTCTTAACGATTAAGAGCACACGGTTTACCCACCTCATGCTGCGAAAAACCACTGGGACAGCATGGTTAGGGAGAACGGGGATTTTGCATCCGTGCCAGATGCCGAAAGGCGCGCTCCCCAAACTCAATTCAACTCAACAGGCCGCCACTTTTCTTCAAGCGCCCGAATGTCACGCTCTTTGTTGACCATCCGATCAACGCGATCCATGCAGGCCGCCGTCACCTCGCCAACAATCCGCAAATCATGGTTCCGAACCGTATGCGGCCAACACCGAATACGCAGCGAAGTCGTCAGTCCACCCATCAGGCAATCCAACCAATCAAGCGGCAAATCTGCCCGATGCCACAAATCATCCGGCTGGATAATTTTGCAGACGAAAACCTTCCCACCCCTCAGTCCAACACACACAGCACGATAGCGCGCAAACTGCACGACGTGGCCGCGTTGGAGAGACATCAGGATTTCCGGATAAAGAAAAAGCCGCTCTATGGCGGCTTAAGCGTAAGTATGCGATTTTGAGTAATCTTGGATTTTATGTTGCATATAGTCAAGGGCAATTTTCTTGCGTTGAGGAAATGTCGAACGTGGAGGCGCATCAACCTGTGCTTTTTGGGCTGCCGGGTATGCGTTGACTAGCTTTTTGAGAACGATCTCAGCTTGCTTCTCACATCGCGCTATCTGCTGGGTTCGGCACAATTCCGGCCACAAACTCGCCCCCAACTCTGACATCGAAAACTCACGCACAAGCAAGAAAATCAGCCAGCGATGCTCGTTTTCCGTCAGCATGGACCGCACAAGAGAAATGCGTTCTCCGGCCTTTCCGCGTGCGATGGCAAATGTATGCACATCGCCCTTCACATAGCCTTCCGGGAGCTCTGCATCGATCTCCAGAATGCCAGACTGGGAAAAAACATAATCATGATACCAGCGGTTCGCGATGGTCACGACTGAACCGTCAATGCGGCCAGAACGCTCAAGAGTAGCCAGGATGCACCGTTTGCGGCGAACTGTCTTTTTCCCTTCGGCGACAGTGTCGTAATCAGGCTTTGCGGCCCGCTCTGGCGTCGGCCCCATATCCTGAGCCTGCCGGATTTCGTGGCGCGGACGCTTGATAGTTTTTTTCATATCACCGCCTTTTAGCGACCCTCACGATGATAATCAGCGTTTCCATCATGAGGTATAAGATGAGCGCCACCCAAAAAGGGTGAGTATAAGCCACATCAGCCCAACTATGGTGAATTCCAGCGCATGTTTGCATGGCATGATGGAATCACACATCCCGCAAAAAGTACAGGATTTTTTGTACTCGCTGGTGTGTTCTGGTGGTTTTATTTCGGCCCGTTAAGCTAGTCCGCCTTGAGGTCAAGAATTTCCTCATCCAGCAGACCCAGCCCGGATCGTGGACGGGGCTTCCACCAACCAACCGCAAAGCCGGCATTCCTTCCGGCACATGCAGCCCCATCGGCCAGTCATCCCACGCAAGACAGTCATTCACCTTCGCCAGCCGGCCAACCTGCACGACATGTCGCCGCCCATCGTCATCGCGCACAACGGCGACAACACCCAGGGCAGTTTCACAGATCTCCACGATTTCGCCGAGGACAGCCTCAGCCGTGCCCCGGCCACACTGGACGCGGTCTCCGATATTCAGCCGCTGCACTCGGTTTTCTCCCCATTAGTTCCAACTTTCTCAAACATACCCCAAAAATCCCCTACAAAGCCCGCTGATGATTTCCGGCACCCACGTATGCCGAGAGTGGTTTCATTGCGCTGTGTGGTGCGCTGTGTCCGTTTTCACCACGGTTCACTGCCTGCCCCCTCGGCCATATCGCGGAACCATGTTCCCGGCCCGTCAAAGAGCATCTGGATGGTAGCCGTTTCGCCCTGACGGTTTTTGTCGATGATCCACTGGGCTTTCCCATGCACGGCGTCCTTGTGTTTTTCCCACTGGTCCACGCGACCCATCCATGCCTCTGCGCTCTCTGTGGGTTTCTGCTTCGGCGGCCCCTCTTGGTCGAGGTAGTATTCCTCCCGGTAGAGCAGCATGATCACGGATGCGTCCTGCTCCAGATTGCCGCTGTCCCGCAGGTCAGATTTGGAGGGCCGCTTATCGTCGCGTTTCTCTACCTCACGGTTGAGCTGCTGCAGCGCGATGACGGGCACACCCAGCGTTTTGGCTAGCGCCAGAAGGTCCGCGCTGATTTCCGAAACCTCGGCATATTTGCCCTGCCGCCGGGCCTGCTGCGTCCCGCGCATGAGCGCCAGATAATCCACCACGATCATGGACAACCCCTCTTTGGAGCGAGCCATGCGCCGCGCGATCCCATACAGCTTCGCAACCGTGATGGCGGGAGTGTCGTCTATCACCAGCGGGATTTCCTGCGACTGCCGTGCCGCCACGACCATGCGGTCAAACTGCTCCTGCCGTAGCGGCGTGCTAGCCGAGAAGCTTCCATCTTCGAGCTGCCGCCCACGGTTCTTCCCGGACCGGATGCAAATCACGGGGATCTTGGTTTTTGAGGCAATGATGCGCTGAGAGATCGCTTCGGCGCTCACCTCGCCCGACCAGTAAAGCACCCGCTTCCCGGTTTTCTTGGCGGACCGCACCGCGATACCGACCCCCGCCGCTGTTTTGCCCATAGCTGGCCGCCCGGCAATGATCGTCAGCGTTCCCGGCTCAAAGCCGCCCGTGATGTTGTCCAGCCCCTCATAGCCAGACGACACGCCAACAATCCCGTCTCGCTTGGATGCTTCTTCCGACGCCGCCAGAACGCGTTGGATGGCGTCAGAGAGCGACGACTGCCTCACGTCCTGCCGTCCATGCGCCAGCGTCAGCAGACCATTCTCGACATAATCCACGACCTCGTCAGGGGAGTTCCCATCTGGGGTCACGATCATGTCCCGCATGTCTGCTGATAGCTGGAGCAGTTCCCGTTGGACCCATGCTTGCCGAATGGCGGTAGCATCCCCCTTGACCGTCGGGAGGCCGACAAACGAGTTCATCAGCAGCGGCACGACAACCGCGAAGCCGCCAATTCCCGCCAGCTTGTCCGATCCGTCAATCAGGGGCTTGAGCGTCACTGGATTGGCTACGCTGCCGCTCTGGATCAGACCCTGAATTTGCTCGTAAATCCAGCTGTAGACCGGGCTGTAGAAGTGCCGCGGCTCCAGAAAATCACACACAGCCTCGTAGGCCCGGTTGTTGGTTAGGATGGCCCCGAGGATGGATTGCTCCGCCGCCAGATTGCGAGGCATGTCCGCCTGCACCTCAGCAGCATCGAAAAGCCCGTTCATGCCGCATGCCTTCCGCGCCATTCCGCCTCAAACTGCTCATACGGCTTGCGCTTTTCCCGGTGGTTCGAGCACCAGACCACATGATCCCGGTAGGCGTCCTGAATGGCTCGGGCATCGACTGGCAGCTCTGGGCTCGCCGAAGCCGTGCATCCGGTGGCAATCGCCTCCCGAACGGGCTTGTCGAACCATGCCGGGGCTTTTCCACGGCCACTCCCGCGCTCACAGCGACGCTTGACGGTTTCGAGGATCACTTCCCGCGCCGAAGTCAGGGAATACCCAATCGCCCGAGCGTCTGCCAGCCATTGGCGAACGATGCCAGTGGGGGCCATCGCGTTGGCGGGGTTGTGTCCGGAAACGGCCAACACGTCATTCCCGATTTTCATCCAGTTTGCTGACACCCAATCGTCGTCGCGCGGCGCAGTGCACTGTGTAGGTTCTTGACGGTTACTTACGGTTTGTCGGTACGTGGTACCGGTCAGACCGGTACGAGATACCGGTTGGGCGGTATGAGGTACCGGGTAACCGGTATGACGTACCGCGGTATCTGGTACCGGTTGGGTGGTATCTGATACCGGTTGACCGGTACGAGATACCGGTATCTCATTCCGCGTTTCAATGCTGAGCTGGTACGTTTTTGACCGCGTGCCGCTGGTTACGCGGGTGATGAACCCACCCTGCTCAAGCTGTTTCAGAGCATTCCGAACGGCCTTGTCGCATGCGCCTGTCATGTCACAAATTGTGCGCGCAGACGGCCACGCCACCCCCTCGTCATTGGCACGCTCTGCCAGAGCCACCAGCACGAATTTCTGGCAAAGAGGAAGCTGCACCGCATAAGCCCAGTCTCTGGCTCTGGCACTCATTCAAGTCCCTCCAATTGGAGGGCACCGTGCATAGCGTTCATGGTGCAGGCGATTTCACCGCGTAGCGTGTAAACGTCGATCCCGCTCTGAATGAGGTGAAAAAACAGGCGCATCATATCTTGCCTTGCCCAGTCAAAGGCTTCCTGTTTTGTCTTCACGTCAATGCTAATTGACGGTATAGCTGGCTCAGCCATTGTCTTGCTACTCCAAGATTGTGGTCAGAAAGCCGCCCGGTGTTAGCGCACCGGCGGCTTTCGTCGTTTTAGCAGATGCGCGCAGGGTTGGGTACTCTGTGCGGTGCGGAAATTTGGTGATTCTCACGGCAAAATCTCCGTAATCGTCACCACTGTTTTGCCCTCACGGGGGCGGCATTTCACTGCCCGAATGTCGAACGTCGCATAGGCCGGTCCATCATCAACGATGAAACCAAGCCCGCGCTTGTTCCTGACACGCTGACGGGCTCCAGGTTTGCGCACATTCAGAGCCCGAGGTGTGGTGAGGCTGTCGATCAGAAACTTAGCGCCACCAACCAGCCCGTCTTTATCTGGCGTCCCGCTGGAATGACGCTCGATGGTGACATGCGCCTTTGCAAACGGCTCAGCCAGTCGGCTGCCAACGGTAGCCAAAGCAACCGCACGGGAGGCCTTCCGCCGCATATTTGTGAGCGCAAAGCGGCTTTGCCCGATACTGTGATTGAGCAGCGGATAGGCTTCCGGGATCTCAAACCGAACGGTCCTCACGCAAACCTCCCGGCTGCATCACGGCCTTTGCCACGCTTGAGAGCATCCAGTTTCAAACGCAGAGCGCGGTTCTCTTCCCGCAAGCTGATGTTCTCTTTGTTGCGGCGAGCCACCGCATCCAGAAACCGGGCGTTTTCAGCCCGCAGTTCCGTGTTTTCGCGGCGCAGTTTTGCGTCGGGAGATAGGAGGGTTTTCAGCATGGATCACATCCCCAATGCTTTGCGGTAGATATCAAGCAGGGTTTCCTGCTCTTCGAGTTCGCCCGGCTCCTGCTTGCGCATGCGGATGATCTGGCGGATCGTTTTCACGTCAAACCCGGCTGATTTAGCCTCTGTGAAAATATCCTTGATATCTCCGCCGAGAGCCTTCCGCTCCTCTTCCAGCCTTTCAACGCGCTCAATAATTGACCGCAGCCGGTCAGCCGCAATGCCGCCTACTGCTGCGTCGTCGTCGCCGGTGAGCTGGTTGTGGTCATGGGGATGAAGATCAGACATTGCAGCTCTCCGCGTTAAATTTTGATGATGTGCGTTTTTTGCGATAGGTCGAATTGGCGCATGAGATGCAGGATTGCGCGCCGCCTTTGCGCAGAACTGAGAGGCGGACATCAGAGACAAACCCGCATCCACATCGCACCTGTGCATAAATGCCCGTGCCCGTGCGTTTGACTTCAGACGGCCCGATAATTTCTCTTCCGGGAAGCGCAGCCGCCTTCCGTATAGCTTTGCTCCGACGCTCAGCCATGGCGCATACATTGCAATTATTGGCCTGCCCCCTCCTTAAGAGGAAACCAAATACTTCAGACAGGGCGCCGCAATCACAACGCACTTTCCATCGGGCTTTGCCGTGACGTGATGGTGCAGCCGCATATACGGTTCGGCTGCCAAACCTCTGCCCGCGCAGGTCTTTAATGGCACTCATCAGATTTCATCCATCAGATAATATTCGGCAGGAGGCCGGACCACTTTGATTCCGGCTGCATTAAGCACGCGGTCTGAAAACGGCTTCTCGCCGTTGGTCATTTCGTTGAGCTGCTGGCGCTTCATCCCGATTGACCGGGCCGCGGCTGCCTCAGACTGGAAAGTGTCAAGCCAGCGCCTGACAAATCCCAATCTCTCGCCATCGGTAAGGCTGTTGCGGCGGGTCATTTCGTTGGCCCGCTAAAATCAACATTGTTTTCCGGGCGTGCGACGAGAATTATAGCGCGCAGTTGACGTTCACGTCCTTGCAGGGCAGATCGGAGCTTTCGATTTTCCTGCTCCAGCCGTGACAAAGCTTCACGCTCACTGCGCATTGACTGCCATACGTTTTGCTGCAGGAAAGCAAAGCCAATCAGGCCCACTCGGATTTCAAAGGACCCGTCGCCCCGGTCAAATCCGAAGCCACGCCATTTCAGAGTTTGGATTGCTGTAGGCATTTCCTTGTTTCTTCGACCATCTGGCCGACCCTCTGCTCCAACTCCGGGCAGTCCGCCATCAGGACGATTAAGTCCTGCATGCGTGGCGCATTCGTGCCGTAGAGCCAATTTTTGAAAGCCTTCACCGACCAGCCGCGTGCGCGTGACACCCGTTTGGCGGCATTACGAAGATCCCCGTAACGCTGCTGCATTGCCGTGCTCACGGCCTCTGCGCAGATTTCGCTCGAGGGAATTGGGGTGACATTTCGGGAAACATTTTCCCGAGAAAGTTCCATCATCATTGTCCATTCTCCGTTTTGCGAGAACGAGAGAGCGGAGAAACTATGAAGAAGGAGACTTGTTTTGGAACGGTGGAATACGGGGGAGAATATGTCTCCAGCCCGTATTCCCCAATCGATACCGCTGACACAGCACCCGGCCAATTACCCATTGCAACGCCATACCTGGCCCATGCGCTCGTACGCACGGCCAAGCTCTGGTCTTTCCTGCACGCAAGCGCGCCCTTGGCCGCGAGACGGTATCTCGTCGGCAGGGTCGCGGATGCGCTTGGGGTTGAGGTTACGGGTGGCATTTGGTGAGAGGCTACTTCGCTGCGCCGCTGTGCCGGGCGATGGCGATTGCCTTGTCCAGCCTGATAATATCGGCCCACGGGGCACATGGATGCGCTTTGAGGCGGGCACACTCTTTGTCAATGAGCGCGCCGGGCCATGCGACAGTTGTCCGTGTCGTGATGTTTTCTGGCGCTTTTTTCTTAGCGACAAAAGTAGACAATATCGCAGCTACGTTTTTACGGTGTGCTTTCGGAACTCTGGTCCACTGTCGGACCGCCTCCCTTGAAACTCCAATAATACGAGCGATTTCAGCAGCCGCACCATATGTTTCCGCAATCCGCGCTTTCAGATCGTCGCTCACGCTATCTTGCCCTCACATAAATAACATCCTGACCACCCGGCGCGCCGTATTGCAGCCACACGTCCGGGTCGATGCCGGCACACCGCTCCAGATAGGCCGGGGCGCGAGGCTGAGTGCCGAACGCAACCCATTCGCTTTCTCCGCACGGGCGGGCGTAGGCGAGCTTGAAACCGGCTGGCGGATTGGCGGATTTTTTGGCGAGGGTCATAGCATCGCCCCTCGTGCGTTTGATCGGCATGTGGCGCACATGCGTAAGTATGGGCTTTCGACTGCTATCTTTGCGTTGCAGCAGAGGCAGTGGCGATGGAAGCGTTCAACCTTGCGCGTGCTGTTATGCGCCTGACTTCCCAACTCAGCTGCCGCAGTCACGTAGCTTCGGGCTGTATGAGGATTTACGCCCAGCTTCTGGGCGATCTTCGGGAAGCTCAGGCCTTCCTTGCGCAGATCAGCCGCAAGCGTAATACGGGCATTCCGCGCGATACGATGCGGCGCATTAGCTGTTTGGGAACCCTGATAGCTCACGACCGCACCTCCTGCTGGGATTGGGTGCGTTTCAGGATTTTGGCGACCGCATCCCCAAATCCCTTCGCGTGGCGCTCCGGAACCTTTTTCCACTGGCTGACCGCCGCCTGCGAGACCCCGCAAGCCTCAGCGATTGCCTTGCCTCCCCCTCGGCGGGACAGGACTTCATTCAAAAGTGTTTCCCTCATGAAAATATCCTTAAGCGGCTTAAGGATCATTTGCAAGCAAATTAAGGATGCCTCCCGAAAAATGGACTGCAACAATCCAGCATGAGCAAAAATCCTCCTAAGCGCATTGAAGATAGAGACCCCAAGAAGGTTGCCTTTGGCGTTCGTGTAAGAACGAAAAGAGAACAAAGGGGCTTCACACAAGCCGAGCTTGGGCGCATGATTGGCCTATCGGAAAACTCCGTCGTCCAATACGAAACGGGCCGTGCTGTTCCGAAAAGCGCCAATTTCCAACGTTTAGCGGAGGCTTTGGGGGTGTCATCTCGATATCTTCTTACGGGGGACGCACCCGATGAAATTACAAAAGCTCAAACCGAGCCGGAATTAAAAGCCCTCGAGATTTTGCGAGGCGTCCCGGCCACCCAGCAGGGCGCTGTTATTGATGCTCTGCGGGCCATAGCCGGGGCCATCGCTCCTAAAAAATAAAAAATCTTAAGGCGCTTAAAGTTTTCTCTTGCATCATTTTCCTTAAGGCGCTTAAGGTAGGCCCATCACAACGCAACAGGCGGATGGGCAATGACACAGACGGTCGAGCGGCAGGCTCCCTCTCTCCGAGAAGAAATTGAAGACGGCATCGTGGTCGTCGCATATGTGGCGGCTGAAATCTGGTGGACGGTTTATGACAGCGAGATCTGTCGAGGCCTGTTCTGCGCTGTGCTTCTGATTGGCGCGGCTGCAGGCGTATTCACAGACACCGGGTCTCTGGTAACTGGCGACCTGATCGCTGCCCTTCTCTGTACAGTAAATGCCTTTGCGGACCTCTTCGGCCTGCCCCGGATTGATGTTGGGGGGATGGTTTGATGGATGGCGACCAGAAGTTTTGGTTGGGGTTGTGGGCAATTGTGGCGACAACAATTGTCTCAATAGTTCTCATGATCTGCATCGCTGCAACGTACGGTAGCGCAAAGCAATGGAAGACTTTGCAGGAAATGGTCAGAAACGGCGCAAGTCCTATGGCCGCAGCATGCGCAATCGAAGGAAAAAATGGCAGCGATAATCAATACCCCATCGCTTGCTCAAAATACCCCTAACACCCCCGCGTCACCCGGTTTGCGGACCGGGCTTCGTGGCCGTGTTACCGGCATAATGTTCTCCAATCAGGAGTTTTTGAAATGTCTGAAACGCTAGAGCGTCCATTCATGACGGTGCGCCTCGAACCCAATCCAAATATCGATCCCATGCCTGTTCCGTATTGCGCTGCAATGGAGCGTCATGCGAGGGCTGATGAGGCTGAGTTGGTGAAATTCAGCGACATGCTCAAGGAGTGCCATAAGTTTGGCATGAAGCTCATGAGCGACTTGTATTTTGCCAAAGAGTTCGATGGCCTGCCAGAGAGCGTGCAGGCTTTGGCAAATGCCATTGCGGACACTGACAAGTCCGACATCCCCTATCTTTGGGATTTCATGTCGTGAGCGACCCCATCCTAACCGCAGTCAATCGTGTCTATGCCAAGTATCTCCATCAGGAAATCAGCGGCGTGAACCAGTGCATGAAGTCAATTCGTGCGCCGGGCGCGAACACAGACGGGCAGGCTCTGGAATTGATCGGCGTTCTGGAAAATATGGAACGGCGGGCGAAGCATGCACGGGATTTGCTGCGGGCAGAGTTGTCCAACCGGATGCAGGCAGATGGCGTCGTGTGCCTGGAGTCAGCCAACTGGAAAGCTACCGTGATGCGTCCAGCGCCAACAGCGCACATCACGGACGAAAAGGCTCTCAAGGCTGCCAGACCTGAGTTGTGGAAACCGCAGCCAGACAAGCTGGACCGAACAGAATTGAACAAACAGGTGCGCAACGGGCCGGTGCCCGGCGCAGCCCTCACGAATGGTGGTGCCCCCGCATTGCGGGTGAGTGCCCGGAAGGATGTTTGAAATGAGCAATGCTCTCGAAGTGCGCCAAGAGCAGGAACGCGAACTGATCCATGTTTTGAGGGATAGTCTTTATCCCGGCGCGACGGATGACAGCATCCGTATGGTAATTGGATATTGCCGGGCAGCATCGCTCGATGTGATGAAAAAGCCTGTGCATATTGTGCCCATGTGGGACAACAAGGCGCGGTCAATGCGTGATGTTGTCATGCCGGGGATTGCTCTTTACCGCATAGAGGCATCCCGCACAGGCGACTACATCGGCAAAAGCGAGCCAGAATTTGGCCCCTTGCAGAACGCCGAACTTGGCGGTGTGCGTGTTCGTTTCCCTGAGTGGTGTCGGATTACCGTTCGCCGCTTGGTTCATGGTCGGGAATGTGAGTTTACGGCCAAGGAATACTGGATCGAGAACTATGCCACAGCCAAGAAGGACACCGACGCACCCAACGCAATGTGGAAGAAGCGCGCCTTTGGTCAGTTGGCAAAGTGTGCTGAGGCTCAGGCGCTACGCATGGCCTTCCCCGAGCAGACTGGCGGCACAAATACAGACGATGAAATGGACGGAAAGTTTCTTGGCCCTGTTGTGGACGTTACGCCTCAACAGCCGCGTGTTGAACAGACCAGACCGCCAGTTGACCACATCGCGCTTTTCCGTGACCGCCTCACAAAATGCGATGACCTGCGCAGCGTCGATGGGGAATGGGGCCGCTGGCAGACAACCATCAAACGCGCCGAAGAGGCCGACCGCGCAATCAGTGAAGAGGTGCAGTCTGCCGTGCAGGACATGATTGCAGAACGCCGCGCCGAACTGGAAGCAACTGCCGCGCAGACACCCGTTGAGGAGCTTGTGGACGCATGATCACCAAAGAAAACGCCAAGAAGTATGACAACGCTCTTGCAGACGTCCTGTGCTGGCTGAATGGGCTTGAGGACGCGGCAACATTAATGGACCGGCGCATCAATGGTATGCCGTCTACCGACACTCTCAAGCGCCTGCGCGATGAGCTTGGTGCCATTGCTTATGACGGGGAAACGGCATGACCCAAAAAACCAAACTAAAAATCATCGGCGAGTATCGCGAGGACCATCCGGGGCCGTTTTGTACGCGGGATGGGAGGCCGGTTCGGTTGCTGACAAAAACTGATGGGCACCCAAACTTCCCCATTGTTGGCTTCAATGGGGCAGAAAAAACCCCGACTACTTGGTGTGCAAACGGACGCTTTATTGGCAATTCCCGCAAGGATGGCTGGAACCTCATGTGCGTCCGCGAAGTCCTGCCGGGAGAAGGCGCATGAGCGACAAATCCCAGACCCCCACAGGCGTTTTCGTGCGGTTGCCGTTGAGTGAGGATAGGGCACATGTATTCCTGAAAGAAAGCAGTCACACATGGGACGAGTACAATGGGGCGTCCGACGCTCTTGCTTGTGAAGCTGGCCTTATTGCCATCGGCACTCCTGTTGCGGGCGGTGAGTTTTATCCAGTTGGCTACATCGCTGAAGAAGCAATCGGCGGCCTTGCAGCCGGCATCTACCAGTCGGCATCTATCTTCCGCGATGAGGATAAAGAGCACCACGATATTGTTGCGCTAGTGCGATTGGAATACGCCCAATCTGCCCTTGCCGCTGCGCAGGCGGAGATTGTGCGGTTGCGCGCAGAGAATGAGCGCGAGGATAAGGCGCATACTCAAACAATCACTGAGCGCGATACTGCCGAAGAAATTATTGCAGAGATGTACCAGGCAGTTATGGGCGAGCCGCCAGAATGGCGCAGCAGTTTTGGATTTCGCGATGCTATTGATGACATTGTGGATTATGTGCGTGCCCTGCGCGAGCACCCTTTCCAAAAATTCCCTCAAATCCACTTAAACAACATCGCAACACTTACTGAGAGGGCGCGAAAAAACATCTCTATTGCTCACGGCGGCCGAAAAATGGCCCGTACTATTTCTCCTATTTTGGATGAAATTGATGCGGAAATCACATCCCTGAAAGGCCCGGAAGCATGAGCGAGGAATATATTTGGTCCTGCGATGATAAAGATTCACGCGGTAATTGCTGCAATCCCCACGGTTGTCATTGTCGTGAAATCACAGAGTTGGTCAGAGTCCGCGACCAACTCTTAGAGAAGCTCGAAAAACGGAACACCCGCGCAGGAGAGATGGCGTGAGCAGTAATTTTGAAAAATGGCTTTCTGATCTCAGTGCCATCTTTGCCGAAGAATGGGATGCCCCTGATTACGTTGACAGCACCGGTCATGAAGCTTGGGTTGGCTACTGGGAAGATGGTTATACCCCGCGTGAAGCCTTCAATGATGAGGCGTCCTATGCCTGATAATGCAACCACCAACTGGCCCAACCCCGAGCGGCCCGGTGTGCCGATGTTTCCTGAGCGGGATGGGTGGCATTGGCTGTCAAATAGGCCGAATGACGACCCGTTCCCTGCAGAATGGAGCCATGAAGATTACTGCAATGCAGAAACTGAATGGTCCTGGGATATGGGGGAAGAGCGGGAAGATGCTTACGAAATGAAGGGGCTTTACTATCACGGCCCCTGCCTCACCCCCACCCAGATCAGCGAGATGCTGGCGGGGGAGCGGGAGAGGTGCGCCACGGCATGCGATAAACTTGCAGATGATTTCTTGCCCTGTCACCCATCAGAATATGCGCGGGAAATCCGCAACCTAGGAGCCGCGTCATGAGGGCGAGAGAGGAGCAGATTGCAGATTTGGCAAACCTGTTCGGAGAAGAAGGCACATTTTCATTTGTGGACGATCTGGACGCTGCAACTAAACACATCCTCGAAGCCGAACGCCGCGCAGAAGAGCGCGTGAGGGCGGAGATTGCGCGGGATATCGAGAAAGCCTGCGAATCTGTGATGGGAATAGAAACGCCCATGATGCGAGGTGATAATCTAGCAGTAACACTGTGCAGTTACTTCGAGGATATGGAGGGAGAGGCCGATGACAACGGTTGGCACCCAAGGGCTATTGAAGGCCATGACCAAGTTCAGCGAGCTATCGAGACGCATTTTCTCAAAGCCATCGACGCAGCGCGGGAGGTGGGGTGATGCTGACAGCAATAGCGCCATACATTCTGGTTCTCTGGGCATATTCGCACGGGATGAAAACAGTAGAAATCCCCCAAGCAAGCGAAAGCGCATGCGAGAAGAATGGGCATCATTTTACGAGCGAACTGGGGTGGTCGGGAAATTGGGACGGCTACCAGTGCATCTCCACGGGATACAAGGAAACTCCCCATGACTGACCCGAGGATTGAGGCGGCTCTTGAAGCCGCATGGAGCCATACGACACAATACGCTGGTGGCATGTCCTTTGCTCAGTATGAGGACAAAAGCCTATATGAGGCTAATGAGTTTCGCAGGGCTATCGTGGCTGCCCTCGCAGCGGCAGATGCAAGCGACCCCCTTACCAACATCAAAGGCGTGCTCTGGTGTGTCATTATAACCGGTCCGGACGAAGTTCATGCCGTGCAGGATTACGCGACAGGCGTTCGTAAGGCGCGTGAACTGAACGAGTGGCTGGCCCGAAACAATAAGCCGGATGATGGCGCTCCGGTGATCTACGCACTCGTTGATGAATGGCCATGGGACGAAGAATCACACGCTAAAGATTTAGTGCGGCAGGAGAAGGAAGAAGCCGCCATGCAAAACCGGCGCGAGGAAAGGCGCATCGCTGAGCTGGAGGACAGGAAGGATGGGTGAGACGCTGCCTGCTATTGCCCGCGTTGATGCTGGCGAGGTCGCGGCCATGCTGGGCGTGCCGAAGCGCACCATTCAGACTATGGCTCAGCGCGGTGAAATCCCAGCCGCAAAGGTAGGGCGTCGCTGGACCTTTAGCCGGGCAAGAATTCAAGACTGGATTACGGAAAGAGAAAACAAAAACCTATGTCGCAGCCTCCCAAAAAGCGAAATAAAGCACAAGCGCCAAAAAACTGCTTCCTTCGCGGAGAAATTTGGTGGGCAGAAATTGTTGTCGGTGGCAAGCGCCACAGAGAGAGCCTACGCACAACTGATGCACGGGAAGCTGAAAGACGCATAAAAGCCATCAGGACCAAGATCGAAAGGACGGCCATTGGCGTCCCCGACGAAGAGTCCTGGCAGGAGGCCGTGGTGCGGTGGGCAACTGAGGGTCTGTCAGGCGTGAAGCCCTCGGTCCGCACCCGCTACCTTTCCAGCATCCGTAATTTCAATGATCGGTTTGGCTCCCTCCTAATCGCTTCCATCGGGACACGCGAGATCGCTGAATGGGTGCGGAGCCGGAAAGCGACCAAGAAAGTAACCCGGCTGGAGTGCGGAGAGGAAATATCCAACTCCTCCATTCAGCGAGATTTGACAGCCCTTTCTCGCCTCATGAGCTTCTGCTGCTCTATAGGCTGGCGCACCGACAATCCCGTCCAGTCTTTCGACAGGACCATTCTGCGCGTACGTAGGCAGCCCAAGCGGCCCCCTACCCTGCAAGAGATCGACATTGTCATGCAGGCCGCGCCTGCGGGGGTAGCTGGCGTCCTTGGTATCCTCGCCACAACAGGGATGAGGCTGGCCGAGGCCGTAAACCTTGACCGTGATCAGGTGGATTCCCGTAAGCGCCAAATCCTGCTCACCAAGACCAAGACGAGCAGGCCCCGCGCCATTGCGTGGGCAACGCCCGGCGGCGACGCCACGGCCTATCTAGAGGCCGGCAACAAAGAGGGGCTGCTCTACCCGAGCGAAACCACCCAACTTGCCTATGCGAATTTCTCGTCCAATGTCGGACAGGTTCAGAGGCGCATCCTGAAAGAGAATCCGTTCTTCCAGCGTTTTGGGGTCCATGACCTACGCCATGCTTTTGCCGTGCGCTGGCTCAAGGCTGGAGGGAACATCTACCGACTTGCTCGCCATCTTGGGCACAGCAGCGTCAAAGTCACGGAGCAAAATTATCTTGGGTATTTGACGGTGGAAGAACAGGAGCGCGTCCAGTTCAGTTCCGAGCAGGGTGCGCTTGATTGA